CGGGTTGGTATATGGCACTTATTGGATGGATATTATTATACAAAGAAGAGTGTGAAGGGCGGGTTTGATCCGTGTGCTATACGTGGTTATGCTTAGTGAATGCTCGATACAGGAGAGCGTTAATGAACGGCGAAAAACTTAAAAGAAAGGATAAGATCATGGCGCAGAAAAAGGAAATTGAAAATTACTCGTTATTACTAATTGGGGGTGGTATAATTGAACTGACCATACCCACAAATAATATGGACGAAATTTTTGAGGAAATGTGGAATGAAATGTCTCTCGGAGGAATATGGAATATTGGAAATTGGGGTGAGGCAGCAGCTAATTATATGGGACAACCCCTTGATAATATTAATATGAAAATGGTGGTGGGGACAATATAAGTTTTTGGCAAGCATAACGTTTAGGCTAACCGGCGAGATGGCGGTAAGGATAGGCTTTTGTAGGGTCGCCGTGTTCTGCCAATGGTTATGCTTAGTGAATGCCGATCACAAATCGGCGCTAATGAACGGCCAAATGGCCAAGAAAGGTGGTAATGATGGACGTGAACAGTAAAGAATTCAAACAAAAACTTGACGAATTGTGTGAAAAAAATTGGAAGGCAAAGGCTATCATGGAAGCAAACAATAATGATTTTATGGGCCTACCAGAACATCAAAGAGGTATGTTTTTAAAGGCTATGGGATTGGATAGTGTCACAACAACAATAATGGTAGAATAGGCCATTTGGCAAGCATAACGGATGGCGCGTAATAGGATAAACCAACCGCGCACCATCCACAACCAGAAAAGAGACGGTTTAGCCGTTTCACGCGCGGGTTAGCTGAGGCGCTTCTACAGCCGATGTTTCGCCCTTAACCCTAAAAACAGAGAGGACTAAAAGATGATTGATTATACAATGGACGTTCAGATTGTAGATGAAGCCGGTTATGATGCTGCCCTTATCGGTTTAGGATATAACAAAAAGCAAGAAAAAGACATGACCGGGGTGGCGGCAAAACTTTCACAAATGGATGGAGGACATAATAAGTTTTTGGAATCTATCTATGTGTGGATATCCGTTAATGCACCGCGTTACTGGTGGCAGGAAGCCGATACATATAGGATTAGCACCAAACAATCTGAATCAACCATGCATACGCTTGTCAGAGAAATGTCAAATGCGATCGATTTAGATGCGTTTGAAAATCCAGGTGCTATAAACGGGCAAACAGTACACGCTTTAAATGAGGCACTAAAAACTAAAGACCCAGTTAAAAAGTTGGTATTGTTAAAGCAACTGTTGCCGGAGTGTTTTCTACAAAGACGAATGTGGTGCATGAATTACAAGACGTTGCGGAATATCATACTACAACGAAGGTCACATCGTTTGCCGCATTGGAATAAGTTTTGTGGGGTGGTGATTGAACAAGTTAAGCATCCAGAGCTTCTTCCACCCCTAAAACCTTGCGAAACCAGCTAACATATTGATAGTAGGTGTGTGTCTTAAAATCAATAAAAACAATAGACAGAAACATAAGCTAGGGATTATTTGTGGCCACAAAAACTAAAATAGTGAGAATCAGAATCGACCCAAGGATGGAACCTGTTTATAGACAGGCTGCGAAACAAATTCACGATTCTAATAATTTAAGCGTTTTAGTTCGGGAGGCAATACTAGCCCACATTAAGGCAAATAACGGAGTTTTGAATTATGATTCTGATTCAGGAACCTATGCTTCAGTTGATGATATGCCACTAGAAATTGAATTGCAAGAAATCCCAAATTTGAGATTTGTGAAACCGTATAATAAAAAATGTTTTTGGAGGCATAAATGACAACTCAACTTGATCTTTTATTGAAAATTATTGAGTTAGAGAAACAAAACCCAGTAAAAAAGGAGTTCTAAAATGAAACGTGCATTGTTCTTTTTGTTGTTCCCGGTGTTTTTGATGGCACAGTCATTCCCAAGATCAGGGGCTATGATTTATTCATGTCATACCCCAGAGTACGCGGCAAGATTCGATCTGGTTTTGATTAATATGCCAGCAAGATTCGCCAACGAAGTAAAACAGATCAACCCGGAAACAAAAGTACTGTACATGGTTGATTGGAACGTAGCTGCCCATATGGGTAGCGAACTTCCAAATGAATACAGATTAAAAACGTTCGATGGTAAAAGAATTGGCTTTTATGGATGGGCTTTGAATCCATCTTGGGGACAAACGGCTCCAAATTTTTCTGATAAATGCCTTGAGAAGGACGGCAAGCAGGCTTGGGAATGGTTTGCTGTATACATTGTTAATAGGGTAAATTTGAATGTATTTGACGGCCTTGCTACGGACGGTTTGTGGAGTGGTGACGGCGTTGACAATATCCCGAAAAAGATTAAAATTGATATGGATGCAAACGGCGTAAGTGATTGGAACGAGCATGACCGTAGCTGGATTAAGAGACATTGGAATAACGGTGTCGAAAAAATGCTTGATAAAATTCGGGAACTGATTGGGCCTAATAAGTTACTAGTTATTAATTCTGGCTGGCAGATGCAGGGGCACCCGAACAAATCGGCAATCAACGGAGCCATCGTTGAGTATGATGGCGACGTGTACAATGTGAACTTTGACCGTTGGGTTTATTCTGACTTAGTAGAAAATTGCCATAAGCCACATGGAAGCATATTCCCTGCTCCATATAATGGTCAGAGCCCGTATTTTAAGTCGTTAGAACATAAGAATCGATTTTATTATTTACGTTTCTTGCTGACAAAATGTTTACTTGGCGATGGATACTTTGGGTTTACGGATCGTTGGCATCCTGGGCACGGCAATGCAAAGTATTACGATGAGTTCGATACAGATTTGGGGTATCCGGTTTCTGGTGCGGTTAAGATTGGAGATCGAGACATTTTCGTTCGGTTTTTCGACAACGGTGTAAATGTTTGTAATTTGACCGGCAAAGAAGTAACTGTTACTGACAACGATTTGCAGGGTTTGGATGGATATGCCGGTCCGTATTATCGATTTCAAGGTGGTCAAGATCCAGACTTTAATAATGGCGAACTTTTTGATTCCGTAGATTTGTTCGGCGGTAAGTATAATGAAAATTACGGGGCGAAGCTGTTAAAACGCACGGGCGATGGTATCATTCTTTTAAAAACACCTGAAGTAATTGTATCGGATATTATTATTAGTTCTCAAGATCTAGTTACCTCACCAGGTCAGGCCCCTGCCGTTTTAAATGGCAAATGGGAAAAATCGCCCGCGTATCGAGACAATTACTCCGTCCTAGTTGATCAATACCTAGATTTCTATGCCTATTCATATTCAACGGATGGAACTGCAACATATATTTTTGTTGTGAATGTGCCCGGTAATTACGATCTGTACGAGTGGCACGGCAACCATGATGATTTGGAGACAGATTCCGCGATGGTCCTAGTGCAAGGGCAAACTTATCCTATCAATCAAAAAACATGCCAGGGGCAATGGAATCGAATAGATACTTTCAACCTGACTGGTACGACAGACGTTGTTTTATCAAATAACGGCGGCTTATTGATTGCTGATGCATTTAAGTTGGTGTATGTTCCAGAATCTACCGGCGTTGAAGATCCAATCATTGTTGACCCCGTACATACCGAGGAAACAGATATACTTGGAGACTATGGGTTAATTGGTGGTATTATAGCTGCATTATTGGCCATATTATCAGGAATCTTTTGGCCTAAAAAGAAAAAAGAGGAGGAGAATAATGAATGAAGAAGAGAAAATGGTATGGATGTTCGAGCAGGTACATGGGGCAGTTTCCAGCCCCTGCTGCCTTGCAGTAGATCATAATGAAGAGGGTGAAAAGGCAGTTCACGTAATGAAACATGGAAATTCGTGTTGGAGCGTAACAAAATCAGAACTCGTATTTGATTACGTTACAAAATATTTGGACACATAGTTAATAAAAAGCTTGACTCTGATGATGTAATATGTTATATTTAAGGCAATGGGTTTTGTGACAAATTGTCGGGGGTTGTCAACATCTCCCGACAATAAAAAAAGGAGAAAGCTAATGAGGGTAAAAGGAAATCATCCGCTTGCTGAAGTAATTGTAAAAGCATTAGACGGAATAGATTTAGTATCGGATGAAGAAATAAATGAAATGGTGTCTCGTGCGTGTATGGCCGCAGTTGATTGGCATGAAAAAGTTGATCAGGCAGAAGTTAACGATATTATTAACCAAGGTGGATGGCAACGTGAAGCAATTCAAAGCATTGAAAGTCTAATTGCTTGTGAAAAGAACAAGTGTAAAGAATGTAAAGAAGACTTAAGAATATTATTCGACCTTATCAAATCCATAAGTAAAGAGTGTGAAACGACCTAAAAAAGGAGAAAACCAATGAAGAAAAGCGAATTAAAAACGGGGATGAAGATTCGACTAAGGAACGATCGGCTTGGGACAGTCTTATTGGACACAGAAAATGGGGATATTGTAAGCGGTGGTACTTGGTTCTCACTGAATAGTCTAAACCAAGGACTTGAGTATGGTAGTAATAGAGAATCTGATGTCATGGCAATTTTTCAGCCTCTTCATAAGAAGGGATATCTAGGCTATTTTAACGATAGCACGGAAGATTGTAATTTAATATGGGAACGTGAAACTGAACATACCATCACGATTGATGGAGTTGAACGAAAGATCTCACATGAATCATTTGAATCTTTAAATGAGATTTTCAAAAAACTAAGCTAAGGGAGGAGATTATGAAAGTATTAGCACTTTCAGCGCCAAAGGGCACAGACAAGCATTACATAGTTGAGGCTGGTTCCAGTGAATTGAAAATGATACTTGGCAATTACTATGATGACAGGAAAATTGAAATTGGAACAACGATTAAAGTAAACGCCATGTATGATAAGTATAAAGCGATCTCGGCCAATAAAAAGAAACTTGGCGAGATAAAGGTGGGAATTAACGCAATAAATAAGTCAATAGAAAAGATTGAACCAATAATAGCACCTCACGCGGAAGAGACCACATAAAAGGAGAAAATTATGTCAACACAATTCAAGTTTCAAACAAATGTTCCTGCGACGGTCCAATTCAGCTACGACCAATCAAAGTCGTATCCAGACGGCGAATTCGGGCCAAGTTTTATGTACGGCGGTACAATCAACGGAATCCCAGAGATGCATTTCTATGCAACACCAACCTTACATGATTTCTTGACACAATGCGGCGCGAAAAAAGGCGTAGTGGCTACTATTGCAAAAAAAGAAGCCCCGGAAGATGCCAAGATAAAATACTGGGAAGTCACCATTGACGGCATTGCAAAATCATCTCGTGATATGGTTAGGGAGCAGCCAGCACCTGTACCCGTATCGGCGCAGAGGGCCCAGCAACTAGGGCCTCCGGCACAACCCATACCAACACATACTGAATTAATCCAAGCGCCGATTATAGCGCCCAGTAAACCAATAATCGACACTATCGTTAACACATATAAAACAATTTACCAGAAGGTCGCCGCATTAAGTTGCATCCCAGCGGCAGATCGCAGAGAAGTCGCCACGTCAATCTTTATTCAGGCTGGCAGGATGGATATATTTGTTGCGGCAAGCCCCAGTGCTCCACCGTTTAACGATGTCCCACCACAAGACGATCTTCCATTTTAACGTTTATTTCATGGGTCATCTTTTAGATCCCGTGCTAATTTTGGTTATATTTAATAAAGGGGATTATTATGAAAACAATAAGGGTTTTCGCATGTTATCCCCCGTGCAGCGCATGCGCGGCGCAAAACATCGACCTACTAGTTAATGCATGGATGACCCCCTACTGGTTATAATATAAAGGGGCATAAAAAATTGACTCTGGTAGACATGGGAAAAGGCCAGCAAGCCAGAGCGCGTAACTTAACCATGTCTGTGCCCCTATTATAAAATTTATGTGTGGGTAGTTCTTTCGCGAATCCTGGCGGGATGAAACGACACGGGAAAATAACCCTACCATTAAATTACCGCACATAGTAAAGGAGATTACGTGGAATTAACAGTCATATCAGAAGAGATGCTTGACAGAATTAAAAAGTTGGAATGCGCCAGGGGCCTGTTGAGGGCTGCGGGTCAAGCGAAAGCTGACGGTATTGGGAATTATAGCAAGACCCTTGCAAAGTATATCGTCCGACTCAAAGGTGGAGAAGAGTTTGTCCTAGACGAGATAAAGATAAAAAACCCAGCTACGACTTATCTGAAAGATGTTGCCAAGGGGTTAGCCTTTCAAGAAGAGATAGCTATGGAGCTCGGCAAGTCTAATTATTTGAGCATAAACAAGTCCATAGAAGCTTTAAAGGCAGAGCTTAATGGGTATCAATCAATAAATCGTGTCCAGGCAGAGATATGAGAGCCATACCACCAAAAATGCGTAGCCAACTCTCAGATAACCCAGCCATGAGAATATGCGTCTTAAGCATTATGGGTGTCGAACACCCATGTGGGCTATGCGAATGGCACCATTCGTGGACCTATAACAAGAAACAAATCAACGAGCTATGGGCTATCGTACCGGTCTGTAAGCACGTACACGACAATGAAGAAGAATACCGGGCGCATATTGAATTTATGTCGCTGATGAAAATAAGACCTGGTGACATGGTGAAATATCCCATGTTTGACTGGCAGCAAAAACTGGAATGGAGAATATCACAATTATTTGGAGGGCATGATGAATATTAAAGAAGCCTTAGAAGTAGTTGGGGAAGTTTACGGGGATGAGGGACATATCATAATGTTTCCAGATGGAGCCGGGGGCATTTCATGTAATACTACATCATATGAATACCTCTTTGATAACCTGGATGATCTTTACGCCTGGGCCAAAGACCAACCGCGTAAACCGAGTGGACCCACTCCGGCAGACGAAGCTGACGATTGGGTTAAGGATATGTTGCATGACAGAGGGCCAGGGAAAGGGTAACAAAATGTTAGAACGTGAGATAACTAAAAAAGGTGGTTGGTTAGACCAAAACCTGCCAGGTGGCTGGGTCTGGGAAAGACTCGGAGACTCGCAAACAGGCAATAAGAATTCGCCTGGTTACGATGGTCTGTTGGTTTATGACGATCATGGTATTTCTTTCAGTATTCGCACAGAAGTCAAGAAAAAAGGTGGTGAACTTACGCCACGCGAAAAAGATAAAGCAAAATGGTGTTTCGAACGTAACATACCATACTTTATTTTAACCTTCCTGGATGAGTCCTGCTGGACCGGGGACTTCTATGGGAGGGTGATTGGCTTGTGGGGTGGTGGTATTGGATATACGCTGAGACAGGCATTTAACTATGCTATGAAGGAGAGCATATGGGCAACCTAATATTTGACCTTGAAACCATTCCGAGGCTATTCGCGGCAGCGCCAACTTTTGATCCCGCGTCAGTGAAACTCGGCCAAATGAAAGACCAGGATAAAATTGATGCTAAGATCGAAAAAGAAAAAGAAAAATTCGAAGTTGGGCTGAATAAAAAAATGAGCACTGACCCAGACTTATGCCAAATTATTCTATGTGGTTGGATACGCACTGATGAGCAGTGGAATATGATCAATGAAGGTGTCATAACGGGTTGGGATGATGATGCCTATCTATTGAAACAGTTTATGAAGGTGTACCGCTCTCATCCATTTCGACTAGTGGGCTGGAATAGTAAGAAATTCGACATCCCCGTTATCTGGAAACGCATGGTAATCCAGAACTTGTTACAGGAGCATTATTTTGACTACCTTGCTTACACGTCCAAATACAATCACACGTTGTCACTTGATTTGATGCATGTGTGGTCAAACTATAACGATTATTATGCTATGAAAAAAGCATGTGCATGCCTTGGCATTGAATCAAAAACTGACATGGACGGGTCGATGGTGTACGATGCCTATAAGAATGGTGAGTATACAAGGCTAAAAGAGTATGTCATGGAAGATTGCGAGAACTGCCGGTTAATCGGCAAGGCGTTGAGACAATGAAAATCAAATGCGACAGGTGCAAAAAGCCGATGGGTGAAATCCTAAAGGGAAGCAACCTACGTAAAGGTATCGTGTATCTATGCAAAGAATGCAACCGCAGGGCCAGAATCGCAGAGTCGTCGCTTAAGGGGAATACGGGTTTTGGTCTTGAAGATCTAATGGGAATGATGAAATAGTGGGAGGTGAAGATGTATAGTAAGTTATCAGATTTAAAAAAAGAAATCGACGGAATGATTGAAAAGTACGGTGATCGACATTACATTGTGACAGCAGCATACGGAGCAGAGGGTGATATTGAAAATATATATATAGATGATAATGAGGGACATACCAATGGGTTTTATGTCTTACAAACTAATATATGCACAGGATAAGGAGAGTGGGGAGAATGGCAACAGTATTTAGTGAAGTAGGTATTAAAGGATTGAGAAAAACACACTTTGAACAGTTGCAGACATATTTAAGGTGGGCTGAAAATGAAGGATCATATTACGGCAATAAAGAACAATTCGAGAAAAGACATGATGATTTAGGAAAATGGCTTGATGGGATAATAGCGTATGCTGGCGATGAGGGTGTTATTATACCCAAAAAGTAAGGAGCATTAATGGAAAAAACACAAGAAGAACTGATTGTTGATGCATTCCGCAGATGCACCAACTGCCCGGAAAGATCAGCATGGGCGATTGTCAGAAGGAATAAACTGTATAAAAAGTACCCATCAACGTATTGTATTCAAAAAATGAATGAGCTCCCTGAGTATCGCGGTCAATTCGATAATAGGTTGGTTGGAAAAGTAATTGGAATCCTAAGGTCCGACTATGAAAACCAAGCCAATTATTCAACTCTCCCGCTACAAGGTGAAGTGGACGAGTTTATCAACGAAGGACTAATAATTTAAAGGTGATGAGTGTGAACGAGACTATCTACGACAGAGTACCACCACAAGCGCTCGACGCAGAGATTACAGTACTTGGTGCTATACTGATAAACCAAGAAGCTATAGATGAAATAGCTGGTAAGTTAAAGCCAGAACATTTCTATAAAACAAACCATAAAAAAATCTTCCAGGCTGCCCTCGACGTACACGCACAAAGTATCCCGGTTGATTTGGTCACGCTGTCGGATCGACTCAGGACTATTGGAGAGCTCGAAGGGGTGGGTGGATCATACGCGCTGACCGAACTCGCTGAGGCCGTAATCTCCGCTGCAAATATCGAACACCACGCTAAAATCATTGTCCAAAAATACCAGCTCAGAAAACTAATAGAAGGTACGTGTGAGGTAGCAAGAAGTTGTTATGATGACGAGCCATACGACGATGTGATGTATCGAGTACAACAGATGGCAGACTATGAACACTCTGATAGTCCCACTACAAATGATGATGCCCTCCATGCTATCATGAATGAACACGAAAAGCGTAGCATAACACATAAACCATCTGGACTCTGTACGGGCTTGGCCGACTTCGATAAACATACGTGGGGCTTTGATAACGAGTATGTTTTAATAGCTGGCCGCCCTTCAATGGGTAAAACAGCATTTGCTATTAAGGTATTCAGAGAAAATACTATTAATCGAGGTGTCCCAGGTGCTTTCTTCTCCTTGGAAATGAACCGCAAAGCACTATTATCAAGGATACTCTGCGGTGAAGCGCACATAGACGGGCAGAAACTTAGAACTGGTATGCTTAACCCAATGGAACAAGAAAAACTAGCAAGAAAAGCTTCCGAGTTATCCAATTATAAAAAGAATATGATCATTGACGACACGGCTGGCGTATCCCCGGAATATATTCGTGCTCAAGCTAGAAAATTTAAGCGCAAATTTAATATTGGATTCATTATTATCGACTATATTCAACTTATGCGTGGCGTGGGCGCAGACAAGCGATTAGAAGTGGAGAATATTAGCGCGTCATTGTGTGCCTTAAAGAAAGAGCTCGACATGCCTATACTAGCATTGTCACAACTGTCCCGTGCCGTTGAAGCACGTACAAATAAGAAACCAGTACTGTCGGATTTGCGAGAGACAGGCGCGTTAGAACAAGATGCGGATATTATTCTGTTCCCATTTAGGCCAAGCTACTATACTAAACGCGGCATCGCAGTAAACACCGATAGAGATGAGATTATTATAGCAAAATGGCGGGATGGACCCGTCGATAGTATACCCGTGAGCTATATGGAGAAGTTCGCGTCATTTGAGAATTACATATCGGGAGGTTGAAATGAATAAGTACATGAAAAAAGTATTAAAAAAGATGTGTAAAATGGTCCATGCTAATTACGATGAAATAGATTTTAAAGCTGTAAATTGGTTCTACGAATACTCATGGAGCCGTGAAGATGAGGCAAAATTTACTATTTGGCTAGCCAGGTATCTTAAAAGAAGCAAGAAAGCAAGGCGTTGCATTATGCGCTACCCGGATACAAAAAAATATACTGACGCAGCACAAGATTTTACCAATAATTGTGGCTGGAAGACTAGGGGGTAACATGAACACGTTTATTAAAGGCTCACCAGTATTCAACGAAGAAGAATGGGAAGCGATAAACTACATGATTAAACTCATGCCAAAAGAAGTGTATCAGGTTGCGATGGTTTTTTATGGTGACGGACAGGCTAAGTACGGGAAAGACCCGTACAGCGTACATGTCGAAAAAGATTTCTTCAAGACAAACGAAACCAAAAGATTCGGACACGCAAAACAGCGATTACTTAAAGTCAAAAAAGACGTTGACTCTGGTCAGCCGCCACAAGCACATGTGATAGCAAGGGACATGAAAATTCTCTGGGGAGACAATAACTTAAAGGGAGTTAAAAATGCCATATGACAAAAAAACTAACCACAAGCGAATAGAGATAACTCGTGAAGTTGTACGCAGGTTTATCGGTTTACCCAATCGCACGATAGCTAGGCACCTAATTGAGCATTATGGCGAACACTACGATAATGATTTAGAAGTAGCAAGAAAAGCAGTAAGATATGTGGTGGGTGCATCAGGAGATGATAGCAGGAAAAAGGCCCTAGAAAAGGATCTCTTTAGAACGTCCCCAGCCATTAAAAAAATACCGCCCACATGGAGACGAATAAGAACTGATCATATATTAAAACCCGGATTGTGGCTGGTCCTGTCGGATATTCATGTGCCTTTTCACGAGCCCAGGCCTGTTGAGACCGCCGTAAAATGGGGGCAAGCAGAAAAAGTTGATGGAATCTTTTTAAATGGCGACATCTTTGATGCAAGTGCCGTCTCGTACTGGCCCACAGCTATGAGAAATTTCAACAAAGAGCTTGAAGTCTTTATCGATTTCTTGGATTGGTTGCGGGGTGAGTTCAAGGGCAAGCCAATTGTTTATAAGCCAGGAAACCACGAATACAGGCTACCAAGATATTTTGTATCTAAGGCACCTGAGCTTGCAGCATCACCAGTCGCTGCTATGGAAACAGTATGCGGATTTGACCATCGCAACATCGAGTACCTTGACTACTATCAAAAGGTCATGGCTGGTAAGCTTCCAGTCCTACATGGACACGAGATGCGCTACATAGATCGCGCTGTTAACCCGGCGCGTGGGTTGTACAGAAAAGCAAAAGCATTTGCAGCCTGTTCGCATTGCCATCAAACGTCAGAGCATACAACTAGGGATATTCATAACAAGATCATAACTACCTGGTCCTTTGGCTGTTTATGCGACCTACAGCCAGACTACAACCCATTTGGGAATGATTGGAATTGGGGCGCGGCACTCATTAATATTGAAAAGGATGGCAACTTTGAGGTTGTCAATAAAAGAATTATGCCTAGCGGAGCACTAAGATAATGGGAAAAGCAAAACCATACATGAGCAAGAACCACGAGCTACTAAGAGAGACCAAAGTCCCAACAGTGCAGCCCATGCCGAACGAGCTCATCAAGCGACTCATATTGACACCCGACCCAAGGCCATATCGAGAACTGGTTGACGAGAGTACGAACAGGCGAGAGGCTGAGAAGCTATACGAATGGCTTGCCAACTATCTACCATTTGGGATCTTCTCACATCTTGTTAAATTTATCCTCAACCAGGAGATCGCACTTGGAAATATCGTTGGTGCCAAGTTAAAAGTGAGGAAAATGGATTGTGAGATTAAAATGGAAAACGTAGAGAGCTACAAGGGATAAATTATAAAAACAAAAAAAGGGAGTTTATCATGAGTGGAGTTATCATTCTTGAAGGTAAGAATTGGAGAAATATTGAAACTTTTTTTTGGAAACTCGGAAAACGAGTGGGGTATATCGGTGGAAATAACGGTGCAGGAAAGACAGCAGCCCTAAGTATTGTACAGGCCGCCATAGTTTCAAAGGGCGATTTTGCCGAACTTCTTAAAAAAGGCGAAAGGGACGGTTTTGCGCGTGTGACCGATGACCGCTTTGTCTTTGAATACAAGGTAACCGCCAAGAGACCCGCCGGTCAATTAACAGTTAGGCCGGTAGACGGAAAAGATGTTGAAGCAAAACGAATTATCGCAAATACGACTCCAAGGGCACTTGCAAAAGAGTTGTTTTCGAATAACTTAGACCCGAACGATTTTACACAAAAAACAGACGCTGAAAGAATTTCATTTATCAAGGAAGCGTTTGGGTTGGATTTTTCAGATCTCGACAAAGCCATAGCAACTGATTACGAAGCGCGAACAGAAGTAAATCGTACGGTAGCAAATTTAAAGTTAAAAACGTCTAGCGGGGTTGTCGATAACACCCTACCAGAAGAAGAAGTTAAAATGGCTGAGCTGACGAGTAAGCTTCAGGCGTTAAATGACCACAATAATAACGTGGCTAAAGCAGGGCGTAAACGCGAAGAGGTGGATGCCTCAATATCAACCATCAACACGAGTATTTTAGCGGCAGAAGAGCAAATTAAAAATCTTCAAGCTGCCCTGTTAGAATACCGAGAAAACCTTGAAATAAAAAATGCCGAACAATTCAGATTGGACAAATGGCTCAAAGAAAATAAAGAAAAACCCCTTAGGCCAATAGAAGAGGCGATGTTAGAAGTCGAGAAAACCAACAAGTTAATCAGGGATAATAATGAACTGAAAACAAATACAACATCACTAGTTAAAAGGGAAACAGAAAGTGAACTCCTCACTGCAAACATAGATTCCTTAAAAGAAGAAAAAGTCACCAGGATAAAGGATTGTAGTATCCCAATTGACGGGTTAACATTTGATTTCGGTGAGCTGAGAGTCAATGGTATCCTATATGATCAATTGTCAGCTTCAGAGAAATCCCTTGTTGCCCTAAAGATCGCATTGGGACCAATGAAAAAACACCGTATCGCAATTATAAAAGACGGATCACTATATGATGATCAGAAGTTGGGTGAATTGGAAAAGATGGTTGATAAAATTTACGCTGACACCCCGGATGAGTTGAAAGAGAAAAAATATGATGTACACGTACTGGTCGAGATTGTAGGAACTAGGGAGTTCTGTGAAATCATAATGGTCAATGGACATGCGGATATACCGGAAGTATCGCCATGATGTGCTATAGAGACATGACATTTTGTCAATTCTGGGAAGAATGCAAAGATGGCAAACAATGCGGCAGAGCGTTGACGGACAAAGTCAAAGAGAGTGCTGAAAAGTGGATGAAGGATGCACCAATTTGTACCTATGTTGACAAGCCAAAGTGTTTTAAATCCAATAAACCAGAAGGAGAATAAGATGAAAAAGAAATGCCATTTTAGGAGGGGTCATGGGTACTAACCACAATAATTTGATGACTGCGATAAAATCCGTTATCGACTTATACAAACAAGATAAGACTCGAAATATGGACGATGACATCTTTACTTTGAAAATGGCATACGAGGCCCATCAAGGCAAATGGGAGAGACAGGTAAAAGTGAATTGTAAATGCGGGAAACCCCTGGTTACAAAAGTTATTTCTGCATGCTACTTCTACCAAATTATTGAAGCCGCTCCATGTGATTGTTTAATTACAGAACAATAGGCGGCCTAACGATACTGTGCTAGAAGTTTCTCCCTGATCTCACTCGGAGACTTCGGTCGCTCGATACCAAAGCGCTTATTCATTTTAGACCAGTACTCATCCACTTTTTTCTCTTGTTTAGTCTTACCTTTTCTTTCATTTGTCGCAAATAAGACGTGCTGCCATGCTTCAACGGCAGTGCGTTTTGCGTTCTTACCTTGCTTTTTTAACTTTGTATCTATTAATCCACGCAATGCTTTCGTGGCTCTCACACCGGCTTTATCATTAATTGCTTCATATGTATTTGTTAGATCGTAAATAAGTGGAAGATGGTAAGCTACCCTATCGCCCATTACTTCCATAGCCCTACCTAGATCACCCTCACGGGCATAATCAACGGCACGGTTAAAGTCTTCAAAGACATCCATTGTTAAATGTAATCCAAGGCTACCTGGCTGAAAACCGGCCACTGTGTCCATTATGTCGTATGCCCCGTGATCGCCTTTTTCTCCAAGTAATTTCTTAACAAGCTCCCTGGCGGCATACATTCCAGCAGCGGTGCCTAACATATTCCTCAAACCTCTAAACGCTTGACCGTAATCTTTTGTTTGAATACCATTAACAAATGGACTTGCTCCGCCTTTAACGAATGATTCAACTAATCCCTTCGGCCATGTATAAAGACCAACGAACGGCCTTGCCCCTCTATGCTGCTCCATGCCCGATTTCTGTTCAGTGGTGTATTTAAAGTGAACATTCTCTACCTTGCGAGAGGCATAGTGTAAAATAGCATCCGAGTGATTTCCCTCTTCAAGCATCTTAATCATTGCAAATGTATCACCAGTTTCAAGGGTGTCTAGTTGTAGTCGTGCATTAAGTTGATTAATATCTATCTCGCCCTTTGCGTACTTCTCGACATTCATCTCGGCGAGTCTATGGGCTACCGGGAAAAGTATACTACGGTTAATTTCATCAGATAATGGAATGATTTGACCAACATTGTCTATCAGCCTTGTGATCTTAGACCCAGCCTTACCAACCAGGTCTTCGCCCTGTAGCATCATTTGATGCTGAAACATAGGCATTTTCTGGGAGATAGTATTTTTAAAATACTTTTTAGTGTGTTCTTTAAGTAACTGAGACCGGCCCTGGGTCATAATACTTCCGGTAGCTTTCGCAAATTCACCCATGTCAAATTGACCGGGTGCTAATGCAACGTTCTGTGCCAAGTTCCTAAGGAAGAACCATGCTCCGCGTCCAACTGCAAGGGGATAAGTCCTCCATGCTAGTCTGTTAAACTTCTCAGCAACTTTAATTGCAGGGCCAACCTCTTCGCCGAATCCCAGTGAGTTCTTGACGGTTCGCTTGAACAACCTGACATCCTGTGTCGCAGGGTTCGCAGTTTTAAATGTTTCAGTAAGACCCAGTACCTGGTCAGCCATGTTCGCAAATGTTTTAGCTCTGACTACGTGACTATAAAAATTAGAGATCGGGTCACCCTCTCTCATTCTTGGGGTCGGGCTCTTTCTTGGTTTGGCTTCGCCGGGCTGGATGCCGAATTCTGCTGATTCATTGCCGGACGGTTGAATGTTTTGAGAAGGAATAATAGAATCGATCAAGTCTTCGAATTCTGGCATCGTATGTTCAGACATGTAATAATGTTTACGTGTACCCCATTGTGCCTGGGTTCCGAGATGTGAAAGTAGCGCCTTTCTGCCCTGCTCATTATTTATCTTGTCAGCAAGTTCCATATCTTCAACTGTTGCATTATGAGGCTTAAGAACATCTAGTGATTTTTTAATATCTTTTGAATTCTGTTTTAGAGACGCTATCTCTTTATTAATACTGCGGTTGCGGAGCATGTTCTTCTTAGTATTGACACCCTGTTTGATGTCTTTGGTGTTCTTTGCCTGTTCAGCATATAGGTTTTTAATCTGTCTACGTGTTGTATTAAGAGCGCCCAACGGCCTATCTGATCTCAATTTCCACTTGAACCACTCTGCAAATCTAATAGCACCAGCAGTAGCATTCTGTAATTCAGTATCCATTGCAAGCGCGAGTTTTGCTTCTTTTGGTGTTAAATTGTCAGCTAGCTCTTTTCTTGCTTTTTTATCTTCTTCAAAAATAGATGCTGCGGCATTCTGTCGTTCTTGTTTGTTGTACTGCCTAACGTCTACATCGAAGTCTTTAAATAATTGGTCAACACTTTCCTGTGCAACTTGCCTATTCGTTGAGGCCTGGTCCATATAATCGATATATTTCTTGTAAAGCCCAGGCACATCTGATGCGTTCTCAATATTCGACATGACATAACGCATAGACGAGAGGGGGTTCATTATTCTATTTTGTTATGAGCGCGAACTGGCTATTTTTTGACCAGCCCTTCCAGCCCTAATTGCATTTTTAACTAAAAGTCCACGAGTTTTCGAATCTCCTGGTATCTCATCGAAATAATGATTAAGATGAAGAATGGCCTTTCCCACTACAGACTGATTTGTTTTCGGAGATACCGTGCTCCACTTACCGTATAACTTACCGCCCACATGTTCTTCAATTGCTTGATTCCAGCCATCCACGCCTTTATTGGGCGCTGTGGACGCGAACGATTCACTTGGCAAATCATAGCCGAGATCAATTAACGTGTCGTCGGATACCGTAGATCCAATCGGATGCCCCTCAATATCTTCTGTCAGGTTGTAAAGTTTTAAATCTTTCCCAAATGGATTCTTTTGTACGCCTAAGAATTTAACTGGCGCTTCCTTACCGGTTGAACTTTTCATAGACTGAAGTGCGGAAATGCGATTAAACTTCAATTGCTGCGGAGTAGCGGTCATGTTCTCCAAAACGGGATTTAACTTAGCGTAAAGCTGCGGCGCAAGCTTCTGTGCATGTTCTGGCTTGTATAACCATGTCCCAATAAAAGAAGCCATACCCTCTTTGTATTTCTGTGCATCAGAAAGGTCAGTCCACTTCTGGCTCCAACTGTATTTCCCTTTTAAATATTTAGTTCTCCATTCTGAATTGTATTGCTCTGCCATGTTAAATCCGGCACTTCTGTGAATGTCTTTAAGTTCATTCGTTAATGGGATTGATTTCATAACAGACGTAGCGGGTAGAACTTGTTGGAATGCAGATGACAAACTTATAGCATGTCCCAATTCATGAGAACCCACAAAAGCATCTTTTATAAACTTAATATTCCTATTTTTACCATCAACCTGACCGTACTTTCCTTTTTTAGCCCAGCTATCTGGCATCATCTCATAGTTAAATCCGAATTGATGTATCAAATCAGTTATATCGATTATTGTTTTGGCGTTATTTGCTTCGTCCCACCTAAAGCCGTTTAGTGTTCGCATGTTCTCCATGCGGGTACTAACTACTTCCTTAAGGCTTTTTTGTTCTTCTATCGTCATAGGTTTATCTGGTTCGCTCGACATGCGTTCCAATATCCCAAGAGCTTTATCTCGTGCTTTAATGTTGCGATTCTGAAGTTCTCTTCCCGCTCCTCCGCCCAATGCAAACAATAAAGAAGATACAGCCGTAGGCCCTATAACAGCCTTAATGGCTTCATCTGGATTTACGTCCATATCAAGGCCAACGCCCTGGCGAAGCTTAAGTCCGACCCATTCCTGGGCTATTTCAGTAGAGATCTCAGCGGAAGCAGTCTTTAGATATTTAACTGCAAATTTTCCAAGAAAGTTTTTGGCTAATGGTTTAGTTAATGATTTGGCCATATCGTCAAGCGGCCCAACTGACGCAAGCCCGAATATTTGACTCCATATTATATCAGAAGCCATTTCAAGGCCACCCTCTGCTGCTGCGGCTAAGATAGCATCGTCATGATAAATAGCCTTTGGTATTCCTGCGGCCTCTGCATCTTTAACAAAATCGTAATAAGTTGCTAATCCGTAAATGGGTCCACCGGTAGCAATGCCACCAATAGTTGCACCAGCTACAGCCCCAATAGGACCGCCCACTGCAAAACCGGCACCAGCCCCTACGCCAGATCCAGCAAGTCTCGATAAAACAGAGCTTGAAGTAGAGCGAAGTGCTTGCATAACAGTATTTGTAAGTCCGCTTTCGATCATCTGCCTAGACGGATCGTCAAAGCTCACTGTCTGCTTATAATCTTGTACATCTTGAAGAAAATCACTAAGGTCAACGAGCCCAATTGTATGTAGGGCTTTTGCAGTCCTTTCGGTAGCATCAATTGCACCAGCCCCAATATTGGCTATCGCGTCCTCAAAGAAGTCCCTATCTGGATAGTACATTATTCTCCCGAATACTTTAAGACGTGTTGCATCCATCCCTTTTTACCCATAAGGGACGGGATTAGGCCAGGTATAACCTTAATCCCTTGCTCGTTGAAAAATGACTCTGCTATTCCATATTCTTCGCTCTCTTTATCAGTGGCTAGTTTACGTGCATTCCTATCGCTTGACTTAGGTAGTTCTAGCCAATCAGCAGCGCCTGAGTCGGCGTAATTCTTCGAAGACCTTGCAGGGCCACCACCGCCCAATATACCACCAAGCGCACCACCCAGTGTGTCCCAAATACTCTTACCGCCAGACTCTGGCGTAGGCATCTCTTCTTTGCCAAAATACTCAGCCATCGACGGTCTCGGAAGACCGGCAGCTTCATTTGCCCTTGCTTTATCTTCCCACATGGCCGTTGCTTCATTAGCTTCTCGTACTTGTTCCGATGTCGCACCCTCTCCCAATTGCATTAGGCGCATCCTTAACATCATTTCTGCTTGTTTGCCAATATCCCCGGCTTTACCACCTTTACCACCCCCATAATAATTCGCCATCACTGCGGCTTTCCCACGTTCAATACCAAGTTGCTCTTCATCAACAAATTGTTTATGCATCTGTGGCAAGAGTTTACGAGCGGCAACCACAGCGCCTTTCCATGCAACTGGGTTACCTGCTAAAGCTTGTTTTTGTTTATCGCCAGATTTGAGCCACGAGCTTCTTAATTCACTTGCTTCTCCGCCACCTTTCTGGTCTACGCCAAGAACATAATCATCACCAGCCGCCGCTGCAATTTCACCAACTAACTCGCTATTACCACCACTGTAAAATTGAGTTAACTGCTCCCGTGTTTTAACCACTTGAACAGCACCGGAGTTAATAGCAGTCTGCATATCTATCAAACTACTTTCTAGCCCTTTTTGTTTCTGAGCTAAAGAGGTGTATTCTCTGTCTAACTTTTCAGTAGCCGCAGATGCAATAGATTGCATACCCGGACTATCACCATCATCAAACAATATACCATTACGCATGGCCTTATCTTTAAGTTCCTTCACTTCTGTGTAAGTATTTTGAAGTTCCTGCATCTTTAGAGACATCTTCATCTGCTTATCAGCGAGGTTATTACGCATCTTTGTCTCATACTGACGCATGTCTCGTTCAAAATCGCGCTCTTCACGAGATTCTTGTCGCTGCGAAGCGGTCTGTGCAAGCGTGTTAACAGCCGCTATTGCACGTAAGGTATTGTCACTCATCTTAACCTCTTTGTAGATGATTTTAATATAGAATCGTAAGAATTTCCTAGGTCTTCGTTCTGCTGTGCAACACCAGTTGGTGTCTGCATCCTGTTTCCAGCTTCTACTATTTCGTTTGAGAGTTCACCAAATGTTTTGCTTTGGTCCCTGCCATACCTGTCTGAAAGCGTATCCCTGTATTCATCAAACGATGGGCCTATCTTGTCTCTATATGGAGAACTACCTGGACCGAATAGATAACTATACCTGTCTTGAGCTTCTGATTCAAACTCATCGAGCTCTAAGCCGGTCAGGTCTTTCTTCCAATCGGGTTCTTTTACTAAATTCGGATCATGGATAAGGCCCGTCCTTGGGTCGATCCTGTCGTCTTCTTCCGTTAAGTATCCATATGGGTCATCACCTGGATCAATTGGGCCAATTCCACCACCCAAAACATCACCAAGATCTGCACCTGGCGGACCAACAGGATCAGTAGGGTCTTTGGGCCCCACTGGTTCTTCAATACCACCCCCGCCCGGATCATCTCCTGGGTCAGTTGGCTCTGGCTTTTCTATCGGATCACCTATTGGATCGAGTATATCCCCAGGCCCTGGGTCAGTCTTACCGGTATACCAACCAAAACTATCTAATGACTTATAATCAACGCCCATCTCTTGTAAATACTTTCTCCACGCACCTTCCCCGCGATCACGCCGACTACCTGAAAATTTATCATACAGATCTTTATAATCTACACCAGTATCATCATCATCATCACCATCATCATCACCAGTACCATCCCTAGTATCGTCGCCGGTGCCACCGCCATCACCGGTACCATCACCGGTATACCAGCTAAAACTATCTAATGACTTATAATCAGTACCAGATGCTTGTAGAAAATTCTTCCACTCCGCCTCCGTAAGGGATGCGGGGTTTGTATCACTATAAAACGGGGACGACTTAAAGTCATTCCACAAACTTTTATAGTCTACGCTATCATCTTTAGGTACGCGTTTGGGATCAGGGCCACCGGTACCATCACCGGTATACCAGCTAAAATCGCTTAGAGATTTTTGTTCCCAACCCATTTTTTCAAGGCTTTCTTTCCACCATGCACCTACAGGTTTTTCCCCGCTACCTTTTCTAGTGAGGGGTGTTGAACCATCCGGTAATAATTCATTACGACGATCTTCAGAAAGAGGCATCCTATCATTCTCTTGTGCCCACTTATAGAACGCTTCATATTTATCGGAGTACTCGCCGCCGTCTTCCTCCCACGGCATTTCGTCTGGGTTATACCCAAGCCCAAGAAGTTGAGTATGGAATTGCCTACGCGAAGCATCAAGGGCTTCAAGTGCAGATTCTTTATCCTTAAAGGCTCCGAGGTCTTCTTCTTCGTATCGCGTAACAGTCTTGCCGCGTTCAGAAGAAGAGGTGCCACTTAAATATTTCAAATCCTCTTTTCGCTCTCTCTCAACTGCACCGTAACTATTAAAACCTGATTCCCCCATCTTACCTTCTACGGCCTCGAAAAGCTGTCTCGCTTGTGCTCCAAATTTCTGTTCAATGCCAGCCAAGTCGTCAATCCGCTTCCCTTCGATAAATTGATTTCGCTGATCATATAATTCCTCTGCTGCCTTGCGAGCCTGTGGCATTTCAAATGAAATTGTACCACGTATAAAATACCAAACATGGTCACGTATGCGCTTCTTCTCCGCTTTACCGGAATTAGCAAAAAGTGGTAATATAGAAGAAATTGCAGATATAACAGCAGCTATTCCTGCTACAGGCACAGGCATTATCGCCCCCTATATTTGGCTAAAAGCATGTCAATCATGTCCTGGTTCTGTGGGCTACGCCCAATTTCTTCCAGTGCTGGCTCATCCTCTCTGCCAACACCAAGAAATGTTCGAGTATCATCTAAGGTGCTTCTCTTTTTATCAAAGGCATTTCTAACGGCACTCTGGGTTTTGACAGTACCAACTGCACCGCCGAGTACACCAACTGGTGATGTTGGGGCTGCGCCCTGTTCTGCAACAGAAACCGCACCGGCAGTTGGGCCAGCTACTTGCTGTTTCATCACATCAGCACCAGTGCGAACGTTGCCCACTTTCTCTAAACGCTGGCCTACGAGCTGCCCAAGTTGCCCAAGTTGCGTCAAGAGGGCTACACGTCGCCTACTTTCCTCTTCTATTTCTTTCATCTTATATTGGAACTGAGCCATGCGCTCACCAATTCCACCAATGTCTGATGTGGAAGTGCGGTGTTTTGAGATAGCCCCTTTTATGCCTTTAGTGCTCTGCATTACATGCTCCTATGATACTAGCGTAGATGTAAATTTGTGCAACTGGTTATTCTTTTTAACATATAAATATAGTATGCCACCAATGAACGCAAATACTGACTCATTCTCCGCAAGCTCACTCATGGCGGGCTCCCTATTAAGCGTGTTAACATATTTTGCACTACCACCTAAAACCTGTCTTGTGGTTGGTCTGGTATTTATCATGTTGCCGCCTTATATGGTAACGTTCTATATTCTATTTGTACATTATTAATATTAAACCACCCATTTGCAGTACCGGTAAATTTAAATTGAATATTCTCACACTCTAGTATAGTAGAGAACACAATCCTAACGTTATCCCAACTAGACGTTGTGCTAATTGACGTAGTAGGAATATATGTATTTACAAAAGACCCATCGTCTATTTTATATGTTACCAAATCATTCATATTTATATCAGCGGAAAGCTTTGCACTAAATTCAAACCCCTTAATCTTTTTAACAACACCGGGGAATCCAAAATCTAATGCCTTCGTTGTAAATGTTGCCTGACCAGAATGGCCTAATGTATAAATCATCCTAAGTTCTTTTACGTTAACCCCACCGGCGTTGTGATAGGTTATAATCATCTTATCGTTAATTGTGACAAAATTAGCAATCTCGCTCACAGCTCTGGGCTTTGTTGCCTTTGTCCACGCTTTTGTGTCCATAGAGTAATAATAAACAGCTGCGGATGGATTGTCATGATCACCGTTAATAATTAGAGTTCTGTATACTGGATCATAACCAATAATAGCATCAGATGTTATATCAGACGACCAACCACCCATATTAAGTTCGCTGTCGGTACCGCTTGTTTTGCCACCACCGGTTGGATCTCTTGGAATTGGATCTCCTATCGGCCTCGGCCACTCAATCGGTTCTGGTATTGGGCTTGGATTTGCTGGCATTAGCTTGGTACCTCCGCTCTTATCGGTACAGCACCTACTCTTTTTACTGTATTATAAAGCAAGTTATTTATAATATTTCCATCGTAATGAAAAGTCCCATAATCATTCACCCAATAGATACCTTCGTCTGTCCTTGTAATCGCATGTGGAGACTTAACGCCAACACCCTTAAGTGTCGTTTCGAGGAACCACGCAGTGTCATTGCCCTGTGCTATATTAATAATATAAAGATAATTATTTTTAAATACCAAAAGGCGATCTGCGTAGTTCTCAAGGGCAACAATTGAATCCCCGTCATCAGACCCCACATCTATGAAATACCCTTCGGGGAAAACATCAGGCTTACCAACCGGAGTATAATGAACCCTGTCGCCACTTATGACTTGAATAGAACCGGTTCCGCCAAGTTTCATTGTGTTGCCAACAAATATTCTATTATTGGTAGATACGGAACATTTATACCTACAATGAAGATCATACCCTGAATTTGAATATCCGGTTATCCCTTCATATGTAAGTGATAACGGATTATAACTTGTCGTGTTATAAAGATAATATGTTACTTGTCCCGGATAATTACTTGCTGCCGTATAATCGCTATGTAGGTCAGGTCTAATTCCTTTGTCAAAGTCTATGTCAGCAAACAACTTCCATGCATCAGTCGTTTCGGCTACCCTATAATAAACCCTTGCACCAGAAACCCTTTTATTAAAATTTCCCTTTGTTATACCAATGGCCATACTCAACGCTACGTTATCCGTTGTACCGGTCCACGTATTTTCATAGCCATCCCCTATCAAGCTTTCTTGTTTACTACTATCATAAAGCAACGTTACCCCAAAAGAAATCGTATTACTAGCTTGCCATGTTCCGCTATCTGCTGAGTGTTCATGTATTCCTATTGGTATTAATGTATTAAGCGTTCCGTCTGCGTCTGTTGACAATGCAGCATATTGTCCCGTCCAATCACCACCATCGACATTTGCGGTGGTAATCGTAGTACTTGGTGCATAACTAAGAATATTTTCTGACTTATTTATTGATGTTCCAACGAGATTAAGGCTTAAAGAATACGCCCCCAACCCATGTGCGGCAGTATTAACAAAAACAGTAGTAGAAGAACCTGCAGCAGCCGGACCATATACGGGGTGAAAGCCAGTTGCCGTATTACCGGTTGCTGTGGTTGCGGCCCATACAAACGAACCATCTGGTTTTGCTATCTCTGCGTCTTCAACATAAATACTTTTTTCGCTTTCCCCAGACATCCAAAGAGATGACGAATATCCTATGTATTTATTAGTAGTTGTTGTACTATGCTCCCCAGAATCAATCCTTAACCCACCATGTGTAAAATGAAACACACATTTCGGGGTGTAAACTGGCGTACCAAGATCTGTAAAACTATAAAGCCAATCATTAAGGTCGAGTGAATATATATAAACCCCACAAAGCTGATCAACCAAAATATACAACCCATCGCTACCGTTGAGAGACGATGGTGTCATCCATACCGCACTACCAGGAGTACTCGCAGAATAAGTTAGATATGTACCACTCGGATCTTTTAGTTTATAAATTGTACCAGATGTAGCAATTACTTCATGATACCCGTTATATGCAGCAACACCAAAATTACTGTGAAAAACATGCTCACCATCACTCATGCCGTGACCCGTAGAAACAGTAAATACGGCGAAACCGGAACCATCGTTAGTTACCGTAGTCACTGAGTATGTCGCTGGCATTACCCAATCAGGCTTGCAATAATAAGCATTATACCCCCCCAGTAACGTAATGGTACCACTAGGGCTAGAGGTTATAATGGTGGACGCTGCTCTAATATCTCCAATGGTTTGGGTGTACCCAACTCTATTAAAAACAACATCTTGCGCGTCAGCAACCTGGTTATCAGCAATATCCTTTGCATCTGCCGAATCATTTAGTCCACCAGAAAAATCAGAGATTATGTATTTTTTATATGGCATAATTACCTTAAGCGCAACAGCGTGGACTTACACGATGGGAGAGTCGTAGCCACGCATGCTTACGCATTAAATATCCGTTTACGCATTATAGTATTGTATTCAAAATGATAAGGGTCAACCTGTCTCCCGTTCTTCACGACTCCCCACTTACCGCCAAGGCTCTTCCAAAATGCGCCCATCTTACTATAGAATTCATGGTTCCAAACCGGTTTCCCGTTCTTATACAGTAAGTAATCTCTAGCTAAACGCTTTAAGTGCTTAGACTTAAGAGTCCATGATTTTCCAGAGTTGAATAGTTTTAACTGCTCCCTCGGATTACGATTATAACAAGTCTCAACCAAATAGTAACCATCCGGTATGGCATCTTTGACATAATTAAGTAAATCGCGGGTCATCCAAAGAAAATCCGATTGCTTCTGTGAAAGAAACATACTCCCTCCCTATTGTAAGCTATAGCCCGTTATTGAAACGCCACAATCAGTAGTGGATGCCGCAATGATAGCTTCAACTTTATTACCTCTCGTGCCGCCCAAATTCCCGTATGGAATTGGAAAATGAAAACTCATGCCATCAACGCTGACATCAATATAAGTTTCCCAGATTGTAGTCGTCCCATCTTTTACGGTGATGAGCGAATCCGTATCAGTATGACCAGATATATTCGTTATCCAATGCCTATCCCCCGTTACAGCAGCCCTGGTTGCGGTGGCACCGGCATTAGTACCGGCAGTGTACTCTGTCCACACATTGTCCTTGCGTTGCATATCTTTTTCTCCTATGCGTCGTCAATTATTGCATACGGCTTACACGGAACACAAATGTTTGGTTCACTCGTTGTAGCCTTTTTTGCTATTGAAACTTGCGCTTTAAATTTCTTGTAATAATACTCGTACTTATTTATATCTCCCTTGTCTTCTTCGAGCTTTGACGTGATATAGTAAATAACGGCAAGCGCTACGGGGTCCGATACACTTAAAATACTGGTTTCATCGGCACTGGCAGGTGCAACCCTATCGCCATTCGTATCCACGAATGCATCTTCACCATCAGTGAATGTAACCTTCAGTCCAAGTGTTTCTGATGTCATCGGCGGAACAAAAGAACCGTTCGAATCTATTTCGTACAAGTAAAGGCGCTTTTGGTCGATTTGATATGCCCAGCTACGAGTCACAAGTGTAGTTTCTGACATTACGACTCCTCATCCATGTATTCGAATCTCATGTCGCCAAGGATTGGGCTGATTTTCTTATATTTATCCTGGGCTGTCAGCTTTAAGCTGAAATCATCAAAATCTGCTTGCCCAGTAGAACTAGTACACTTGATCACAAGCTCACTCGTTTCTGTGGCTGCAAATTCTATAGCCAGGTCTGTCCCGTTTTGGAACACACCAAGTTTATCACCGCTGTCTTTTGTTTGAAGCTCAAAAGTACCAGTGGTTAAAGTGCAGTCATAGTTCAATCTGTAGTACTTGCCAGAAGTTATAATATCATCAACATCCAGGTAGCAATACTGGTTCTGGGTGTCAGCGATCAAACTTAAATCACCTGTCGTATCAAACGTAGCAAAGTCAACATCCGTCCAATTAGTTGTACCACTAAAGTCCCTATCGGCTGTGGTCGTTATTAATTCAGATGACCCACGGGTGTGTATAATTGACACACCAAAGATATGTGCAATATCACTCGGTAGGTCATAGTGAATGCGATCTTTAACAATATTGTACGTCTTGGACTTTTTCTTCAAAACCCCAAACCTTGGAAGCTCTTGCTTGAAACAGTCTTTGATAAACGCAATGACCAATCCAGGCTGATCGCTATGCACACGCTCCATTATCTCTTCAACATTGTAACTCATTATTCTTTCTCTTCTGGTTCTGTGTCTTCAATCAATTTATTGAGAATGCCAATCTGATAACTCGTACCACTCAAATCACTATTGACCCGCGCCAGCTTTCGTTCAAGATCTGCCCGGTAAGTTGCCAATTGGCCCTGAGTTGCTTTGATTTCTTCGATTTTTGCTTCTATTTCTTTTTTTGATACCATGCTCTCCCCCATTATGATTGGTCCGGCGGTGATGCGCCATCGCATTCTTCACACCATGACTTGAAAAAACCTTCCATAGTACAGTATGTAAGAAACTTACCTTTACAAGGAATATCCCCAGGTGCTTTCTTTTCGTCTTTTTTATCTTCTTCGCTCATCCTATACCCCTCATAAGTACAACCATTGTAATAACCGTTCCAACTAGCGCCACAATTAAACTTATATTACTCCAAAAGACCTTACTTAATTGTTTGCCCTGTGTCTCTAATAATACTTTGTTGTCGCTGATACCGTCGCATATATTCTTGAACTTTCCATTCGACAAGCTATCGTTTAGTGCTCGAATATTCCCGTTTAGCTTAATCATCTGCTCTATCTGCTTCTGATCCACCACTGCCCGTTGCCCTAATTGCTGTCCTAACAAATCCATAGCCTTATCAAATTCAGACATCGCATCCTACTTATTTTTTTATAGATTTAGCTATCTTTTCACCTGACCTACCCACTACATACCCGCCAAGGCCAAGAAGAATAACATCCCACCCTTTGTTCGGTAAAGAGTTTACAAGCAATCCGAAAGAGTCGCATATAATCAACGCAAGAAATGCCATCATAGTAACTGGTCGCCAATTCCTTTGAAGCCATGATTTACCCTGGGCCTCGGATACAATAATTTCTTTTTGTGCAGAAATAAGTTGAGACTCAATCTCAAGTACTTTAGAAGTAACGCCAGATTCAATCTGTGACAATTCATTTCTAAGTATCAGCCGCTCTTCGTCACTAGTAGAAATGTCATCCACCAACTTAGCTGCTGGTTTAAATATTGAACTTATAAAATCAAATACTCCCATTGTCTTGTCCTTATGCGTCTGTTAACATTATGTAATAAGTTGCACCATTTATTTGAACTGGTAATTTATGACTAAACTTTGTTTCATCAACCTCAGCGGCAACAGCGGCTTCTGTATAAAGGCCCAATGTAGCATCATCTCCTGCAATATCTGTGGAATAAATGTATATCTGGTTATCTGTATGGGCTGCTGGGGCGGTTCCATTATAAATAGCCATACATCCGACAGCGGTTCCATCAAATGTGGCAGTGCCTACTCCTACGTTACCAGAATTGTCTATTCTCATATGTTCAACACCTGCTTCTTCAAATTTTAAATCTGTTCCACCAACCCATTCAATCCCTAAGACACCATCCTCATCATTTGTAAAAAATAAACTGTCTGCTCCAGCATTACCGGGACCATAAAATCTAACCATATTTATATTTGGTGATACAACGTGTAAAGATGCTGTCGGTGTTGTAGTTCCAATACCTACATTGCCATCTTTATCTATTCTCATAGCTTCAATCATATCAGCAGCACCATTTGCACCACCATGTGTAAATAATGATATGCCTATTTGGTCAATATCAGCTCCAGTTTGTACACCAGCAATTCCAGCACGAACACCTGTTGCTCCAACAGTAAATCCTAATCCAGAACCATAATTACCTACACCGGCTGTTCCACCAGAAAGTAAGATTCCTTGATGACTAGCAGTTTCAATTGTAAAAGCAGTATCATTTACATCTAAAATACTTGAAGGTGCTGTTGTTCCAATGCCTACGTTGCCACCATTAAAATAAATATCACCATTACCACCAATCTTAGTCCCTATTGTTGAACCGTCTGCATTATATAAATCCAACAACCCTACGTAACTAGAGGAATATAGTTTAGCTACATTTTTGCCAGTGCTATACTTATTATAAATGGTAATTCCCTCATCATTAGAAGCTGTAGAAATAGTTAAAATATTTTCATCAGGTATATCTCCTGCCCCCAATATTGTATGTCCTATTACTTCTAAAGTAGCACTTGGCACTGTTGTTCCAATACCAACATCACCACCATCTTTAACAAATATCCCATTTCCACCATCATCATAAAGCTTTAATCCATCTGCATCGCGGGCGCGAATTTCATCGGTGGCTATGTATTTAGCGTCTCCCTGGGTAATGTTGTGATCAATGATTTCATCTGCGGCAGAGCCCCTAAATGCACTCACGGCAGATCCATCAATATAGATTTTATAATTATAATTGTCATCCAAGTCAGAATCTGGTCGCCAAAATGTTTCTGATACCGATTGTACCGTACAACTTACAGCAGACGTGGCATAAACCTGGTCTTCTCTAAGCACCTCAACAGTCGATGGCGTAACACCAGCAACAGGAACAACTACATTTTCTTTAGCCCATGAAGCCATCTATAAATTCCCCACAGATAAATTATTTAACCCAAAGCACGAAACGGCGTAGTCATGCGGAGCAACGTTTCCAATTAGAAATTTCACAGCCATATTATCCATCGTTCCATTGGTTCCATTATTGTTAACAGTTCGCACAAAAAAATGTGTACAATCGAGTTTACAGTTCACGTCCCAACCAGCTATCATTCCACCACCAGGCCCAAGAACGCCGAGACATTCCTTGTCATTCTCACCAGCCATAATTTTTACAGACCAATTAGCCTTGGCTCCAAGGTTTGAGCTTGAGACATACTTTCTACCCGTGTTTTTGATAAAAATAACATTAGCGCCACGCTCACTAGATATATGCTGAGTATCAACGTTAAACGGTGCCTCTTTGTAATATGGTTGCCCACTAGCATAGCCCTGAACCTCCCCGGTAGTGTCTAAGTCAAAAAAATACGTGCTGCGTTCATCCATTTCCTTTGATACGCCGAATCTTTTCCCGACCTCACCGGCAGTAACGTACTTAACGGTTCCGCCTTTGTCAGTAACGGCCTCTTCTGGCCAGACCCGGACTTTTATTTGATACTTATGAGCCATTAGTCAACACAGAGAAATTCAACTGCCAAATGACCCGCGCTTGTATTATCTGAACCATCATGATCAACGGTTCTAACATAAAGAGCACTACCGTCAATATTCGCGCCCGTATTACACGGTAAAACAATAGACGCGCCTAGTTCCAAAACTGCGATACATTCCTTATCGTTGTCGCCAGCCATGATCTTAAGTGATTTATCGAGAGCTACGCCCAAGGCAGACGAACTCGAATAAGTGTATCCCGTATTTTTAATAAGGATACCAGATGCCGTCGTTTCTGCTGTAAGGGCTGTTGTGTCTGCGCTGTCAATGGCTTCAATATAGTACGCCGCCGCATTCAAATATCCCTGTGCGGCTGCTGTCCCGGAAAAATTGGTTACAGTGGCATCCCCGCTACCGCCAAGACTGGTCCCAACCTCACCTGCTATTACATCATGCGTACCGCTGTTGTCGTCTGTCAGTTCTTCAACAGGCGTAACGCTAACTGAATATCTAAACTTGTCGGCCATCATTTCCTCCAATTAAGGTAAAACCATTTTCATATTGCTGTGTCAAACGCACATACTGATCAATATACCATTGGTACTGCGCCTGTTGCTTATTGATTAAACTGCTAAACTCACCAAGCGTAGCTTGTACTTCTTGTCCGTAAGCTCCAACGCTCTGTGAATATTTATCCAGTACTCTTCTATTTTTTTCCGTTACCACCTGTAACTCAGCTGTATAACTTTGAATACCAGAATTAAATTCGCCTAAAAGCCTTTGCATTTCAGCGCCAATTCTTGAAGTTTCCGTACTTGCTGTTGCAGTATACCTTGAGACATCGTAACCCGTTTCAGCCTGGTAGGTTTTAAATACGTTATCGATAGCAATTTGGTAAATCTGTAATTCGGAACTAAACTTCTGTGCTTTTTCGTTTAGCTCGATAGTGTAGCGCTGTAATTCATTACCGGATTTTTGGGTAAACTCCTGCAACCAGTTTGCGCGTTTGGTTGTCCATTCCTGTAACTCAGCGGCAACATCTTTTTGTAGATATTCTTGAACCTCTGAATTTACTTTGGTTCTGTATATTTCATTTTCCTGTGCATATTTCTGTAACTTAGATCTAAATTCTTCGGACTCGCTAGAAAGCTGATTAGCTGCTTCCTGGATATTTTTCTGAACAGTCGCCTGGTATTCCACATTAGAAGAGTTGAACGTATTTAAGGCGTTCTGGATATTAAGCTGGTACTGGTTTAATTCATTTTGGCGCTTGGTTGACCACTGACCCTGTAAATATTGAAGGTTCTCTGCGGTCCACTGTTGTACGGTTGCAGTAATTTCTGAATTATAATTAGCTATTTTAGCACTATTTTCGTTTGTAAGTTTTTGAAGTTCTGCCCCATAAAGCGTTACTTCGGCACCAGAGAGATTCGACTTGCTTGAAATCTCATTAGAATGCTTTTGAATTAAAGCGCTGGACTTGTATTGGTATTCACTCAGCGCGGCTTGTGTCTCCGTATTCCAAAGTGAAATCTCTTTCTGTACTTCGTTTACTGTATATTCTTGTACGGAAGCATTTATTTGGGATGCGTAACTTTGGATCTCGTTAGAATATTTCTGAATATCTCCGGTATACGATTGAGACTCTTCAGATAAGGTCTGTTTGGCCTGTTCTATGTTTTTCTGTAGCGTAGCTCGATATGTTTCCATGTCTTCATTGAAACTATTCAAGCTATCCTGTAGACTTGTCGCGTAATCAGCAACGTCAATTTGAATCTGTTGCATTCTAATTTGAGCAAGCTCTAAATCTTCTGCTGTCAAATTAGTATCAACATAACCCTGATATGTTGATCTGTTTAATGTCTTACTGGGTGGAACATAAACAGGCGTAGTCCCAAGTGCAATCGTACTCGACGTAAAAGCTGGGGCGGATGGGGCGGATGGGACTGAAATCCCAGAAAGGTCCAGATCGGTAATAGTTGGAGTGGCTGGCAATATAAGTGTTGGTAACGCAAAACCGGCAGCCTCAATTGCATCTGTCAACGTTTTGTCCATCGTAAAATCAAGGTCTGGCGGTGGTGGTATGGGCATAGAATCTAGGGTGGGCGCATCCGACAACACTACGGTAGGCGCAACAAATGCAGGTGAAGTACCGAACGAGTCTATAGACCCGTCATCGATGTCAATGTTTTCCATAACAGGAGGTACGACACTAAGGGATAATGAACTTAAAGAAAGGTCACCTCCCAAACTCAATGTAGGAAGAACGGGCGCATTGGGCGATTCAAATGTTGGGGCACTACCAACGCCAGACAAGTCTATATCTACATCGCTTAAACCTTCGGGTATGACAAACCCAGATGGAACACTGAATGTCGGAATCGATTCAGTTATGTCTGAAAAATCACCTATTGTCGGCAGGACAGACATCGTTGGGTCGGAGGGCAATGTATGATCACTTGTTTTTGCGTGTAAATTCTGAAGTGCAGCATACAGAACTACAAGGTAATAGAACTCACTTGGGAAATTGGCTATAGCCGTATCCGTAGAACCTACAGTCCAGGGTGCAATAATAGAGGCCGATGCAGTCTGTGCAACGGTAGGCACCGGCATGACATGAATTTTATCGTTTAAATTATAATATTTTGGATGACTCGTAGTCGCTCTCATTAATGATGTTGTCCTACCGAGTCTATGTCTCATATCAGCAGGGGCCTCATTAGCCTCATAACCGTTCCTGGCAACATCAAGTAGTTCCATGCCAGTACCCATAGACAAGCCCTGAGTACCAATACTGGATGTACTGGCAAATCTGTACAATAGGTCGCGCCTGACCCTACCTATGCGCCTAGATACATCAATAGCAGCATCAGAGAGCCACGTACTTAACTCAGTAGCATCTACAATTGAGCCGGATAATGCTTGTGTTCTTTCAGAAAATGTGGCCATAACCACTGGTCCCCAATATCTAAAAATTTATATAAATCAGAGGCCACTTTGTTTTGCGTGGTCCCTATCTTCTTGGCTTCGTCATTAATCGTGTTAACTACATCTTCTTTTGTGTTCCATGAAATAGCGGTAGGTGTCCCACCATTCCATATTGTTTTTCTTCCCATCAAGCCCATTTCATGCACAGAGGCAGAAGAACCGTCCCATCTATTCCTCAACCTCAAACCAACAAAACATTCTTTATATATTTGGAGGAGATTTGGTCGGTTCAATTCGAAAGGTGATTGGGTGATGATCATGTCATGATCGATTGAATCCGCAATATCTTCTGCCAATTCCAAACCATAGACTTCATTGGGCGCATAGCAATAAACCTTACTCCCCAATTCACACGGTTCCCAAAAATCAATAATCGTATTTGGCATTTTTATAAGACATGCATGTCTATCTTTTTGCTCAAAAGCATCAAATGTCTTATCGTTTATAACAATATTTATAGTATTTCCAATTACCTTAAATGCCTTGTCCGCAGATTCTGCATCAATTCCCATCCACAAAACAACACGCTCCCCATTGTGGGCCTGTGCCCTTGCCATGTCAACTGTCCTATACATTCCAACAAAAAGGCATGGAGCATCTCGGTCATAGTTACCTTCGTTTACGCATTTTAATCCATGATCCTCGTAAACGGGCTTAAAGAACTTGACCGAATCAGATATGAAGAATTGCTTTATCATGTTAGGCTCTTGTAAAGATCGGTAAGTCTATGAATAAAAGCTTCCATACAAAGGTCTTTTCTCCTGAGTAAGAGATTTTTCCGCTTCTCGATATGCAAATCCCACTGGTCCAATAGATCCTGCGGTTTGTCAGCAATTATCCCAATATCAAGCTCTTTAACAATCTTTGCCGGTTCAGGTGCCCCGAAAACAACAGTAGGCGTACCAGCGGCAACTGCATCAAAAAACTTATTTGGTAGGGCGTACTCCCAAACCAGGGCTGGTTTTGTGTGATAATTGCCAGCCAGATTCCAAGTGTGCTTGGTTAATTCGTCAAGTAATTCGGTATATCCAAACTTGCCTATCTTACACCCAAGCCTATCAACATAATGCCGGTAGAAATCACTCTCCTCGTCAAATTCGGCGCTCGGAGAATAGGCATACACCTGGCGCTTGCCCTTTAATTCAGAATAGAGCTCGGTGTAGTCACGCCAATGATTAACGCCAGCATCCACTACGACATGCCCACCTTGCGATACAAGTCCACCCCTAAAGCCAAAGACATGATAAAGATAATCGTTTCTTGGAACAGCGGATGGTAAGTAGGCTATCTGCTTACTGGTCCTGTTGGAGAGTTCTTTCGCGCAAGCCTCAGATGGTACAACAAAAGCATCTGCAAGCTCAACGGCAACGTCCTCTTCGTACCATGAATTCTCCTCATTTATCGACTCAATGGAACGCTTGCTATCAGTGCGCCAATAGTTAGAATCGTGATAATCCAGAATCATGGGGATTTTGCAACCGGTCTCGCGAATAGCTGCAATCATATAGGTGGGTTCGTTGTGAACGTGAATAACATCAACGCTCAAATTTTTTATGATATTTTGTAGCTGCTTAACGTCAGACCACACATGCGTTGACGTAAAACAAGGGTTGGATTCAAACCTGTTCGTGACTAAATGGACATTATATCCGAGGTCACTTAGTACACGCGCCTCTTTAATGACTCGAATGCAACAATGATATGTTACGAAAGCGATGCTCATGGATTGTTCTTTCATGAGGTTTCTCCCAAAATATTAGTTAGGGCGGCCACGGTGTGACCGCCACATTTTAATTAAGAACTAATTAAGAGCTAATTTCAGTCGAATCGTCAATATCGTACCATACCAGAAGCTTAAGTGTTCCGGCAGCCGCAGTTGCATTAATTGTTGCCTTGATCGAAGTCTGTGTCGCGCAATACTTACCGCCATGTGGATCAGCAGAAGCAGTGCCTTCAGCACCGGCGTATTTGATCACATTTGCAGCAAGAGCAGAAAGCGCATCAACAAACAAATCAGCAGTTGTACCATCACCAATATCAATGTCGCCAGACCCACCAGCAAGGGCAGTCTTTGCGAAAACACCAACCTTAGTGATAATTGCCCCAGCGGGAACCTCAACAAGTGTTGTAGCTCCTGTAGCCGCATTACAATCAAGATCATCCGACACAATCGGACAATTAACCAGTGCGGTTAACTTTGCAGAGGATACTTCGAATTTGGCATTTTTGTTACCAAGATATATTCTATCTGTTCCAGCCATCGAATCCTCCTTAAGTCCAAATTGCCCAGGCTTCAGGCATGGTCAGTTCCATCCCGAACTCTGTGCGGACTAAGTTAACGGTTGCATCTACACCATTTGTGGCTTCGGTTTGTACACCTGGCATAATCGTGGTGTCTCTGCTCTCGCCGTTACCAACAAGCGGTCGATACTTACAATAATTCATCGGAATCGCCATCATTTTGATGGGTGTTTTATCAAGGTGAACATCCCGAACAATGTTAACCTCCATATCACCGGCAGAATAAGCCAGGAGACTTACTCCTGCTACTTTGCGCGGACCAAGCCCATCAAAATCTTGCCAATAATGTGCGGCATATGGAGATGAACCCGAATCGCCCAGTGCGAGGTTATTCGCGGTGAAACCGCCACGCTTACGGAAAAAATTAAACCACTGCGTAGAAGCGGCAAAGAGATAACTATTGGTTTCATTGTAGCGCGGATCGTGCAATGTTGTAAAATCGTCTAGCATTCCATCACAAGTCTTAGTTGTTGGGAGGCTAAACTGATTTCCGTAGTTAATGGCCCAGTCTACCATACCCTGGGTATAATACCTACCATTCTCTGTACCAAGGGTAGAAAAATACTGGGTATTACCGATGTCCCATTTGTGATCCGTAAGGGTGTTTGCCCACAATCTAGCCATTTCATTCGGATACTGCTTAAGCTCTGTGGCTCGTGCGGTGCCGTCCATCGACATCTCGTTCTTCTCAATAGTGGTATAACCGTATCGAGATTTGAATGGATCATCTTTATAGTGACCCGGTAACCCGGACCCACGGGCATATGCACTGCCAACAACGTAAGATCGCATAGTGTCCAAGATCTGTTTAGTAGCACCGACATCGTGGCCGGGCGACTTGTCGTATGTAGTAGAAATAGGTGTAGTTGCGTCCGTAAATGAACACAAATATTTATTTGCAGCGGTTTTAATCGGTCGTATTACAATAACACCAACATATGCCGCAGTACCAGATGTCTCTACGTCCACAACACGTGCGGTGAAAAAGTCGTCTGCAACCTTATCGGTCGTGGCGGATTTTGTAGAAATCTGGATGATCTGATTTTCCAATAAGAAAATTGGCGTTGTACCAGCGTCACCAACACTTATTGCGTCTGTAGCTTGTCCGTATATATTTTGAACATTACCGGCAGACTTGTAGTCAGTTTCCATTTTCAATGCCATGTACGAACTGGCAGTCTCCGGTGTTAAGCTGGAAATATCGGCACTATTGGTTGTATATCCCGTAGTTGGGACAGAACCCGCGCCAGTCCATACTTTCCAGCCTGTTACGTAAGCATACCGCTTCCAAATAAACGGTCGCTCTTCAATGATCTTAAACTCAGCGCTGTTAACCGCTTCCTTCATTTTCATAGACTTCATAGCCAATAACGCAAAAACCGGATCTTGGTTAATCTTCAACTTCGAAAGTCGATAACTTCCAAAATTAACCGCTCCGTACGCCTGTCTAAGATCGCCTATATCTAAAGTACTATCGTTATCAGTCTGGCTAAGATCACTAAAGGTAAAGGGTGTGTCAGCCATTTAAAAACTCCTTATAATCCCTCAAGTCCAGAGCTACTAACTGCCAGTAAATTCTCTAAAATCGCGTCTGCTGGCTGTTTGTCGCTCCCATTTGAATTTATACCAGCAAGGGAAATCGGAAGAGTCCTTTTCTTTCTTGAGGCCTCGCTATGTTCGTCTATAGCTCGTTCAATGCCCGTCTTTACAATACTTTCCTGATTCGCAAGAACATATGCATCCATCGGGGTCATTGGGTTACTCTTAAGGCGTAAGATTGCTTTTGTGACATCTTCAACGCTTGCTTTAACTCCCTTGCCGTTAAGCGCGGATACGGTTTCTTTAATTTCATCCTGTAGTTCCCTGGTCCTTTCGGACTTGTTCTGCATTCCAGTAAACTTGTTTTCCATTTCCCTCAATCGCACAGCCATATTCTTCTCAAGGCCTTTTATTTTTTCTCCTGCCTTACCGTCTGCGATGTCCGAAAGATACTTGGAAATACCAGAATTTGGGTTCTTGAGATCTGAAACACGGATCTCAGCCTCTGGGTCCGTAAAACCGTAATCCTCAACCGACACTTTTTGAACGCCACCGCGTCCCGTGTTATCGGGATCGTAGTTGTAAACGTGGTCGAAAAACTTGTCATCCGTTTGGATGTTGTCGATGAACGGCTTAAACGCTTGGTACTGTTTATTCACCTCATCGAATTGCTTTAACTGTGATCTAAGCTCTTCTATCTGCCCACGTAATTGGTGATTCTCAGCCCCCAGACGCTTGCCCTCTGTATCCGAACTATCATATCGCTTAGTCAGATTTTCAAGATCCTTCTTGAGATCGTCTGGTGATTTTCCGGCATCCGAATCCTTGTTATCAGGCTCATTACTGCCGTCACCGTAAAGGCTTAAAAGATTTAGATCTGCTACCGTGTTATCGGCTTCTTCCATAATGTCTCCCGTCTGTAAACCTTGTTGTCAGTTCACTGTAAACTTTGTTATCAGTTAGGCACAATATAACATTTCAACTTGCAATTGTCAAGCGAGAATGTACAATTTCTGAACACCTAAAATAGAAAAGTGTCCAATTCTAGTACATGTGTACAGAAATTGAACACTAAATCGTTTCACTTTGCAATGTTTTTCTTACCAACTATAACTACAACTATCTGCAACTAAAACCCATATTTAATATTAAGCCGCTTTGCAATTTTTTTTACCTGTTCTCTTGTCTTTCCATTTCTCACTTGACAAGATCCCTTGTTATTATGATGTCTCCTCGCCGTCTTTTTCCATTCGTTTTTTTCTTTCAAGGCGATCCTCCTTTAATCCATACTCGTATTCAAGCTCTGCGCCCCTAAATTCATTTCTATACTTGCCCTCTGCTGCCCGAAGTGCCGCTTTGGTTTCATCAACGTTCTTCTTGAGCTCCGCATCGTTCTTGATGATGTTCATCTTTATACCGTTCTGTACGAGCTGACGTTCGAGGGTTTGAATGATACCATCTTTCCCTTTGCCGTCATCCTCAAGTGCCTCGATTAATTTCTTCTGCTGTGCTTGGATAGACTTGCGCTCAATAATAGCACGCTTGTCTGGAAGGTTCGTATATTCAATCACAGCTATATCGTCTATTATCCCCATTTTAGCCAACTCCATTCTCTCGGCCATTTCCATCTGTCTATTCTTGGGAAGCGTAGAACCGGAAATAATCCTAAGATCATATTGTATGGCGGAGAAATCGTTATATTTACCAATGACTTGTCCGAGCTTATCATACTTCGGGTCGTTAATCGTTACCGTCTCCCATTTTCCAGAATTCGGGTCCATTAGACGAATGACTTTTTTCTCAGAATATACAGCCTGGCAATACTGGGTCATTGTTTTTCCGAATTGCTCAAGCGCCGGTTCAACAACATTATTCATCCAACTTTTCATTGGCCTTGTAGACGCTTCGTCTTGCAATGCCATACCTTTAAATGGTACATTTGCCTGGCTCTGCGCTGCAAGGGCAATAGGCGAAGCTCCAAGTTCTTCTTTTATATCTCGTTCTCCCTTCAATAAAAGTTCCATAAATGCAGACGGGAGAGGCGCTGGAAGAACTTGTTCTGGTGCTGGCGTGTTCGGTTGATATTCAAGCACGGCACCCGGTATGGTAGAATTTTTTTTCCACGAATCAGTAACAGAACCCTCCTCGGCTTTCCATCTATTACTAGACCCAAGTGTAACATTGTGGACCATGACCTGGTGGGTCTTATTGACTTCTTTCTGTTTGCCGATAACCGGCATCGCAGCAGAGATTGGGTAGACCGTCCCGGTGTGATGATACGGAATTGGCATAAGTGGGTACTCGCTGATCGGAAGTTCTAGTTCATATAAGAGCTGATCGCCAACGTTACAAATAACACCTATCCTTGTATCAAAATGCTCAATACTCGCAACGATCCTGTCTTTGAAGTCCTTTGCCTTGCTTAACTCTTTAAATTCCTTTTCTGTCACTACGGCTTCCTGTACTGTGGTTAATGCGGAAATCTGCTTATCATATTCTTGTTTCGAATACTGCTGAACACGTTTTTGTGCTGCATCGTTTATTTTTTTAATCTCAAATTCGGCGCGTTCCTTAGAAATCTCTTCCTTCTTTAACGAATCGCCAATTGCAATAACTTGGTCTTCTACTTGTAGCGCAACTTCTTGCTCAAATTGCTGAGTCATTTGCTTGACATTCATGCCGATCTCTTCCATGTCTTTTTCTGATGGCATGTTCTTCATCTTGACCCAGACAGATTTTATTTGTTTTTTAAAGTATTTTTCATAGTAATCGATTGTACCCTGCGTACCACCAGCCAGATCAGCTAAAATATCCATATCCTCAAAGGATGATACATGTGACGTGTTTTGATCGCGTCCACCCCATTTATCTAAGTGCTCGTCGCTACCGGATGCTCTTTTAATCTTGTCTTCATACTGTGGAAACTTATTAATCAATTGTGACTTCGTAACATCTTTTTTAATTAAAATGAACGAAGCATCCTTAAACATAATGTCGGTACTCGCAGTGTCTACAAAAACATGCCACGGGTTAACAAAATCAATTTTTATCTCACCCTTCCCACTATCCGCAGCGGGGTCGTAGTACATAATAAGGTACCCAAGCCCCTTTGTCATAGAATCTTCAGTACATTGGCCGAACTTAGAATTAAAGTTAGAAATGTAAAAGACATGTTTAAAAATTGCATTGTGTGTATTTGTTTTTGTGTCATCGTCGGGCGTAGTGCCAGATGCAAGGAATGACGGGTCATTCGCTGTTGCAAAATATTTAAGAATTTCAAATGATTTTGTCATTTTATTGACAATAAAATCTGGCATTCCAGCAGACCTTAGCCCATCTTTTTGTTTCTTGGTAAGCTGATCGCCAAGAGAGAAATTGTTAGACTCAGTAGATCTTGTGCGCCATCCATCATAGGCAGCACTACCACTTATAGCATGATACAGGGATCTGTTGGAATCGACTTTCTTTTTTTCGCTGTCTCCCTTGTGGTTAAATTTTATAATAGACATAGCCTTTCCTTCCTAAGCAACTGTCCAGTCAAACCCATCTGGTTCAACTGATTTTCTAAACCATTTGTTGTGATTGACTCTTATATTCTTTGGCCCGTAAATGTTGCGCGTCGCAAAAAAGAACGCTTCAATAACGTCGTCATTTGTCATTCTTGGACCAAACCCTTCTATTTGGTCCTTTAATTTGTACATGTCAGACCGTATATGTACCAATCTCTTGATGAAAAAACTGCCAATACCGGTTTTAATCTTATTGCGCTTTTCCCGGCCCTGCGGTTCTTCCGGTAACACTCTCATATCTTTCCGTTTATTCAAATCTTTATAACCACGAATATGCTGCCAGATACCGCGTGTCATACCAACATCTTCAACCTTAGCATTTATACAATGATACCTATCATAAAGCTCTACAATATAATCGACTACGCCCTTTTGAGACGATGGTAATATCTTGCCCTCAGCGTCTCGTAGCGCCATCTCAGGTATGGCTCTCTTTGCTATGGTCTCAAGTACAAATATCCTACTATCGGGGTCTATAGCAATAACAACAATCGCACTATCATCAGAATCTCTAGTATCAATATCTGTAGCTGGGTCACATCCAAGAAAACAATTAACCGGTATCTTCTTACCTTTGTCAATTAAAAACGACTGCTTTAGTCTATTGTCCCACGTATACTGCATATTGTGAAAATAATAATGGTCTGATGTCCATATTCGGTATTCTTCACCGCGAGGCTGAAGCTCGTATTCCTGGTAATAGCCAGCAGCACTACCATAGGTATCGATGTAAAACTGTTTACGCTCATCCAGTTTCGCGCGTGGCATGTATGAATCCCAAAGCACACCACCAGGCATGCTAGGCTGGGTTGCTCCGTATATAATCGTTTTCCATGAAAACTTTTTTTTGCTTTCCTTCGCTTGTTTAGATTTGACCATAAGGTTCATACAAAATGAATCATCATCAACCGGAGTCCCATTGAATATCATTCTCCCAAAGTTGGGCTCAAGTGCCGGGAAAATATTGTCAGAAATTACACGCTTAACCCAGTTCCTAGAATCGCGTGTTTTTGTATTCTCTTCGTTCTCAACGTCATCAAGTACACACACATGGAATCTCTCAGCGCCTCCGAGTATATTAGCTTTAGTTTCTCCACGAATTCCCTTACGCATAGCGCGAGATATTAGCGTAGCGCCAGACCTGCATTCCTTATATGTTTCATTCCATTTCTTACCACAGGTACTTCCAGCTTGCTTTCCAAAATAATAAAGTATCCTTGGATTTGAAGACAAATTTTTGTCTATATAATCCATATTGCTATAAACCTTATCAATGGTATCAGAAATCCATGCTATGAATGCAGGTGGGCGGTCCTTGACCGGGAAAAGTAAAGAGTGGAGAAGAAACGCTTTCGTCATCGTGGTTTTTACGTGGCCCCTGGCCAATACAAAAGCTAGACGTAAAATTGACATATCAAGGTACGCCTCGCCCATCTCCCTATGGAAGGGCGGTGTAGCACTTTTTTTAAAATCACCAGGCAAAAAGAGCTTGCCGAAGTTGATCAAATCAACACGCGCAAGCTCTAGGACCCTCTCCCGTTTAGATAATTCCTCCGGTGGAGGTGTAATGTTGAAATTATCCAGATTTTTCGTCTTTCACTGTGGTTTCATTATAACCATGACGGGCGATTACGAGATTACAGATAACCTCGCTACCGTGCTTTCGAAAGTCCTGACTAGCTTCCATCTCAGTTAATAATTGACGGATATTGTCGCTAAATAATTCGTTAATACCTTTCATTCACTATCCCCCTTTTTTTTAATTTCACATAATCCACATCTGTTAAGCTGGAAACGTCTCCATCAAGACTAACGCGAAAATAATAAACTACGTTATGCTTAATGCTAGAACCTTGCTTAGTATATGTAATGTTTAAACCAACATACCCCGTAAGCATTTTATTTAAAAATCTCGGCACAGCTTCATTTATAAAGTCGGAATCGCTAACGACAATATCTAGCTCTCCCTGGGGTGGAATGCGACTAGACATATTCCGAGCCACAGAAACAATTGGCATATTCCCAGATTCAGATCTTATACTTGATGGTTCTACATAAAAACGAACAGAGGTTGACCATACTACTATTATACTATCACTACTATTTCTGAGTGATAGTATTTTATTCTCTTGCGCTTTGCCTTGCTGTAAATCATCAAGCGTAACGAGAATGCCTAGACTTTCAAAATCAAGTTTACCATAATAGGACGGCAATAAGCAAAATTGTCTTTTGGTACGCCGGGCCTTACGAATAAATGAAATAATTCCCATCTCGTCACCCTACTGTCTCATAAATAACGGTACTGATATATGGCAATCTCCGCAGTACATCTCAGGCTTGTTCGAATTTGTTTTGTCGGTTGTTAGTAATCTCATGTTCTTGTCGCATCCTGGACAGCCAAGACTTGCGGTTCGAAATACCTGCTCCCATTGATCCCTTGGAATTGAATGGTCCTTTTTCATGTTTCCTCCCATTATGGTTCTAATTGTCTCGTCTCAAGTTCTTCGAATTCAGCATCTTCTATATACCCTTGCTCTCTTGGCGACTTGCCTGGGCCTAGTTTTCCGCCATGTTGTATTGGCGTGGCCTCTATCATAAAAGCCAGTCTGTCAAGCGCCGCCAGTTTGTCCTTATCCATCTTGCCATTATCTGCTACTTCCTTATACGCTTCTAAGATATATGGAACATCAATCCCGGCAGCCTTCGCAGCTTCTCGTATCTCTTCTCTTAATTTGGCCATAAAAACCTCTTGCTTAAAAAGCCACTTAATCTTAATATACGCATATTCAACATTGTTTGTTTTGTGTGCCTTTGTGTAAGAGGTAATAGGATCATGCCCAGCCCCTATCCACTCAATGGTCATTTTGTCTTGTACTGTAAGACGATACTTATTTTGGGCTGGCAGCCTACCCGAATAGGAATATCTATTTTCGTGTGCGCCCCAATCAGTGTCCATCGGTTTAAGCCTCGCCAGGTCTCTTGACAACCTGAACGTACCCACGACCGTCCCAATGTATCCGTAGAAGTTACCATCGCTGGCGTTTTTGTCTGGCCCATACTCATGTCTCCTCAAAATCTGTACAATAGCTTTATCACCAGATATAACCCAGTCACCCTCTTGGGCAGTGTGCCATTCTTTTTTTATCTCAGGTGGGCTCCCGTCAAAGTGTTCTGTAAAGTCACTTTCTGATCTGAATACGTGGTGAAACTTACCGTTGAGATACCTACAGTCTTTCTTGTTTTCCAATAAATATTGGTTCAAATCTTTAATAGATGAAAAAGTTTTTGTTTCGTCGCCCTCTTGATATTTATATTCTTTCACAGTTTCTCCCTGTTCTCCGTGAAAAATTTCTCGTAATCAAAGTCCAAATTAAAAATCCTGTAAAGATCTTCAATTCGTGGAATCCAGTACCAACCATCTGGACCGCCAAGATTTGCACCGTGGCTACGTACCCAATCGTAATCAACAATCGATATGGAATCATATATCAAGTGTGATTTAAAAGGTAAATCCGACTCGTGAATACACATTTGTCCACGCCAAGGCAGCCACCTGTCTTGTAGTACCTGATCGTTCATGCACATTCGTATGTATTTTTCTGTAATCATAGCCTTTTACGCAACAATACTTCTCTGAGACTTCTAAGGTACGGCTTTTTGTCGATAAGCGAATTAATACCGGCACAGGCAAGAACTAAAAATATAAGTATTGTTGCAATTATAAGAATAAAATTAATCATTCTGCGGCACCTCTCTCCATCCACCAATATGTGGCGTTAAACGGATATTATCAACAATTCCGTTTTCTTGAACAAGTGTAAGCAGGTCACCTTTGTCATCAACCTGTACAACATTGTCTATGTTTCTCAAATGCTCATATTCCTGGTTCCGAAGCTCTATTGTAAGTTTCGGGGTGCGAACAGGCACATCGAGTTGATCCTCAGCACAAGTAGATTGGTTTATAGCTTTACCCATCGTTTCCTCCAAAGTTATCATCTAGTACGGCTTGGTCGAAAGCCAACATGTATAATTTTGCGTCTACCTTTAATTCTTCCAGGGTGTCACCGGTCGGAAACATCGGGTCCACGGACATAGCCTCCGGCACCAGCTTCTTATCATAAAAAACCTCGTGAATACGGAACACTGTTCCATAGTCAGTTTCTGTTTTTATAACTCGATAGTCCCACATCTTCGCCCCCAATTAATCTAAAACAAACTATACGGTAGATAATGTACGAAATTAATTTCCATTTGTCAAGTCTGTTTTTATTTTTTTTGATTTTTATCTTTTTTCATTTTAGACTTGTATTTTAATTTTTTAGAACTTTGAGCGTGTGTACTCTTTAAAAAAAAAATTTTGTCAATAAATAAATATAACGACTGAAAGGAGTTGGATTTATTTATTGATTCTCTTAATCTTTTAATATCTTCCACTCGGTTCGCTCCCTGTAAGGTAATGCGAAAAAATTGATTTGTCAAGTCTGAATGTTTTTTAGAAAAAAAAGAGAAAAAAATAAAAAAATGTAACTATCGGCTTGACAACGTGTTTTTTATTTAGTATATTGGTACTAACATTTAATTGGAGGAAAAGATGCGACAGAAGAAAGCAAAAGCATTGAGACACCTGGCGAGAATTGTAGCAAGTAGGCCAGATGCTACACCAATTGATTTAGATGGCACATGTTTTTGGCCACACGGTTCACCACGCAGGCTTTACAAAGATTTAAAAAAGTTTTACACAAGACACGAGCCACTTGTTATAGGTGGAGAGTCGGCACGTTAGTACGATTATTCCGTACTTGGTAGCTAAAAAGGGCGGTGAGCATGTCTGATGAAAAAATTATAGATGATTTACGAGTACTTTTGGAAATGGGGACAAAGAATAATAGCAGAATAATCAACGAATATGTAGAAGAGTTAAATAGAAAAGTGGAGGAGTATAATGAAGGGCTAAAAAGGCAGAAGGAAAAATATATAGCGGAAAAAGAAGTTCTTAAACAGCTTACAACCCCCGGTGCTGTTCTAAATAAGGGCGGCCTATACCACACAGAGTTTGGGATAGATTATGGGATGCCCGAAGCCCATGCCTATATTCATACGTATGCCTGTGATCCTGCAAAAAGTTATGCCGACGTGCCGGTTGAAAATGAAAAACTTGCCAAGGAAAAGAAAAAGAAACGTGTCGAGCGAAAGCACAGAGTATTCTTTAAAAAAATAAAGAAAATTATCCTAGTAGTTCTTTACTACCTAAATATCATTGACGGGAAAGAGCAACAGGAATAGATTTTGGAGGAAACGATGGAACACATAAAAAGAGAAGATTGTATCCACATGCCAGTATGTAAGTTTAATGACCAACTGTGTCCAAATGAATGCGGGTATTTTGAGAAATTAAGTGAGGACTCCGGTCCGAAAATTGTGAGTTATAGGGGACAAGAGTTGATGCCGTGCGCGTGTGGGGCTCTCCCGGATTTTCAGCCTGGGGATGGTTACCGTAAGGACCGTATTCATTGCGAGTTTTGTAGACTCACAATGGCAGATTGGCCATGTGCTCGCATAGATACATTTAAACAATGGAATAAGTATCACAGCAATAATAGGTCATATGAATTAAAAAAAAGGTCACAAAATGCAATACGCTGACAAACAATTCCTGGACATACCAGAAGAAGATCTGCCGGAGCAGTTTACGGTTAAAATGACCGATGTGTGCAGATATGAAAATTTAACAGCATTGAGGTATAAATTGAGAAATTTGGTTGAGCGTTATCATTATAACATAAAAATTGATAGATATAGCAATGATGATTACATGGTTTATAATTGTACAATTGGACTCGGAGGGATTTGACAATGAAATTTAACTTTGCACAAGACAAGTGGATAGGTAAAGATAAAACACAACACATGATTAGGGATGCTGCAATTTTCTTTATTGTGTCACTCCTTTTAAAACATCCGTTAATAGCTTTCATAATTACAACCACATTTGCCTTGCTGTGGGAAGTCAAGGACGGGCTAGTTTCATGGGAGAAATTTGGATGGTGGGGCGGAGACGGTTTTTCGTATAAGGATATTTTAGCTGGATGGGTTGGGATGTTTTTAATGTTTATCGTGATATTGGTTAGTAAACTTGTGTAAAAAAAAGAAAAGGGGGAATAATATGGGAAAACAAGAGATACTTGATGAGTTGAAGAAAACAAAGATGGTTAGCATTGGAGATTATTATCGACGAAGGGGTGAATGGGGACTATTAAGAGTTACGTCTAAACATACAAGGTGTGTGTTGAAAAAGAAAAAATATGAGCTACTGGGTTATCATAACACATTTCATAGGTGATTGGATTCTACAGCCAAGAGCAGGGGCAGAGAATAAGACAAGTTCTTTAAAGTGGATGGTATTTCACTTGTGTATAATCCATGTAAGTTTTAGCATTTTTGCACTATTATTAGATATTTCCCATATAAATGTGGTCTTCAACACGCTTATCCACGGAATACTGGATAAACTTGTGTGGTCCATATTTAAAAAAGCCAGAGGACCATTCAATAAAGAATACAAATATAGGAATTTACATGCAAAAGATTATTGGTTCTATTTTACAATTGGGGTGGACCAAATGTTACATCTAGTGGTGGGGCTGTGGCTGTTCACTTAAAGCGCGTTATCATTTAGCGAAAATTTTAAAATAAAAAAATGTGAGCTTATGTGATTGCGGGGGACTCCTACAAGACGGCCCGCCCCTAACCGAGCTGGGAAAAGGAAATCAAGAAACACGTTGAAAACGAAAAAGCCTTCTTTTGATGCTAAACAGGCTGACAAACCCACATGACAGCCGAAACAAGCTGACATACATGCAAAGCGAGCCACACACAAGCTCGTAGACGAATGAACGCATGTTGACCCATGTCTAGCTATGGGTAAAAAGAAGAAGGCCCCAAGCTATTAGCTAAGGGCCTTTATAGTGTGGATGTGTTTGGAAGAGGAAAGGTGGGTTATAGTAGGATTGTATCGGAGTTCTTACAGTCATATATCGCGGATTGTCCAAATGTCTCTGCAATGGCTTGAGCAACAAGGAGACAGTCAACGTGAACGGATAAGTCAAGATAGAATTCATTAGCCCAACCGCCAATGTAGGTTGCACGACTGAGTTTGTTGGCCGAACGACACAGATGCAGAAACTCATGGTCGACTGTGTCAAGTGTCACCATGTTATTGGTCAATGATACAAAGTAGCCATCATCAACTGATACCGGGTTACCTTCTGTGTCGATAGTGAAGCCGTCCGGGTTCGCCTCTACATATTCTTTAATACTTGTCTGTTCTGCTTGCATTATTACACCTCGCTTTTAATTGTTAGTTTAATACCAGTAACATCTTTTTAAGTTTTCACGATGTAATCTGTATATAATGCCACTAGCTTTCATTCGTACCATAATATCAAATTTAAAATAACCCTCAAACCTTATTATTCTCCCCTTGCCCGATTCAGGTCCACCGCGCTTACTGATATGAACAGTCATACCGATTCTTGGTTTTTTAATCATAATACATTCCCTCATTATTTGTTTTTTGTTGTACTCTGTCTATTGCAATCCTTATGCCAAACTATCTTGAGGCTGTTAGTCTGTTAGTCTGTTACTTGTGGTGGTTGATAGTCGTACACGTGGCTGGTTATCATCCAGGTTAACGTGTTGATTTATTAACAGTTTGAGCGTGGTATTTGTGGCATGCTTGTTGCTTTGTTAGCATGTAGACATTGATAAGGAGTTTAATTGGAGGGCATGATATGTAAACGGATGGGGAAAGCCCAAATATGCCCGGCTATTGGTACGCTGGGTATGATAAAACAATCGATTTCACTTTTATGATAAACTAAGCGAGGTGAAGAAATGATGCAAGTAATCAAGACCACAAAAGCAACAAGTGACGTTGTTCACAAGCCTATGCATGAGATGGAAAAAGGTGAGGTGTGTTATGTCCCAAGTAATAAATGTTATGTTTTGTGTGTTCAGTTTTGTGACAGGGAGCCCATACATTTAATTCTGTCCAATCATGGCAGTACGGACAGTTATGCCTCAGGCTGCCCAATAGAAGTACGCACACTCGAACCCGGCGAATCAATCACAATTCGATTCTCATAATAAACGAGGTGAAGCATGGCACAAAGAAACAAAGTAGGTAAACATGCAACATTGGTACACAAGGACACATCAACTGGAATGATGGTTGTGAAATATCATCAAACCAATGTTGTGGCATGGAATGAACAATGTATTATACTTGATTCAAACAGTTGGCGGACAGTAACAACTAAAACCCGAATGAATCAAGTGGCCAATCAATTTGGTTTGGGCTATGCGGTGTTTCAAAAGGATTTTGTTTGGTACGTTGGCTATAAGAACCAAGTAGTCCCATTTAAGGATGATATGATACTAAAGAGGTGAAACATGGTTAACATTGAAAAACTTATGGCATATGAAAACGATGAACTCGAAGACGATGAGATTATCGAGTTATTCCAGTCCTTAATAAACGATGGGACAGTATGGAAGTTACAAGGTAGCTATGGCCGCACGGCTGTAGGCTTGATCGATGCGGGTTTGTGTACACATTCTTCAAACGAAAGGAAATCATTATGATCAAAGGCATTAGTATAAACAAAGGGCCACAACGTAAACGTGTCCGTATGTGTAACATGGAGCCATTGCAAGTCGGTACACTTTTGGATGATCCTGACCACGTTGTTATGCGTACGGCGCGTAAGGGTGTGTTTGAGGTTATCGATTTGATTGACCCACGTCCAGATGGATGTTGGGATAAACACTGTACATTGCAAGTTGACTTGCTTGCACCCGGTGAATCAGTAAGGATTGAATTGTTTAACGAATAACGGCTGTAACCGTATCAATACTCCATTAACTAGAAGGGTGGTTGTTTTGGATAAAAACAGTAAAGACGGATGCCAATTTGTCTGTAGCGGTGAAAATGAGGAATGTATCGCTCCATGCTATTTAAGATGTAAGGCATCGGACTGCTTTCGCCTTGAGAGCATGCAGTGCATTTTTGGTTATGAGAACGTTAATTGGGAGCGGGTTGACGGCTCATCTTCTTAACACTACCTCGCAAGCCCTTTGTCACAAGCGGCTTGCTTTGAAGGGAGAAATAAAATGAAAGCAGTCAAACAAAAAGAAAAGTTTATGCCCATCACAATTACAATTGAGACGGAACAAGAGGCCGTTTGCTTGTGGCATCGGTTGAATATGAGGGGTAGCAAGGTTGCAACAGATGCAGATGTTCCTATAGAACTAGTACGTTCGACTGAAATGTGGAACACTTTCGACGATGCATTTCGACCCTGATGACTAATCCATGTCAAGTATACTTTACATCAGTTTGTACCGCAAACTACTTTATATTATAAAGCGAATCACTACATTTTTAACAAAGGGGGTAATAAAATGCCAATTAAGAGCCCAAAGTTTGAAGATAATAATGTCACGATTACCACCAGTACCGTTGCATATGTACAAGTGCCTCCTGTCCTTTATGATGCAATAGATGCTATGTTTAGTTGTTTTGCATCGGGAAGTCGTAACCTTGTAATTTCTTCTGAATCCTTGTTTGAGGAATTTGAAGAACTGCGGAATAGTGGCATGCCCCACTTAACTAAGATCCGAAAGATTGTTGACTATCTTATTGATATTGATGTTACTGGGGATGTTATCTTTCATACGTAAATAGGTTTAGGGATTCTTTTTCTTTTTTTAGAACAAAAACAAAGGAGTTAACTATGGACATTAAACAAATAGAACATTTGCACCAAATGTGGCTAAATAATGAAGAGGGTGGAAAACGTGCTAACCTACGGAATGCTAACCTATGGGATGCTAACCTATGGAATGCTAACCTACGGAATGCTAACCTACGGGGTGCTGACCTACGGGGTGCTGACCTACGGAATGCTAACCTACGGGGTGCTAACCTATGGAATGCTAACCTATGGGATGCTAACCTACGGGGTGCTAACCTATGGAATGCTAACCTATGGAATGCTAACCTACGGAATGCTAACCTATGGGATGCTAACCTATGGAATGCTAACCTACGGGGTGCTGACCTACGGGGTGCTGACCTACGAAATGCTGACCTACGGGGTGCTAAAATTGATTATTTAACAACTAGTATCCATGCCGCACCCATTGGCGAATTGATAGCTTATAAAAAACTATGCGATGATCGTATAGCTAAATTGTTAATCTATAAATCATATAAACGATCTTGCGCCACCACTCGTAAATTTCGAAGTAATAAAGCGAAAGTTATCGATATTTTAGGAAAAAACAAGGGACTAGGCAAATCATCCTGGGGCGGTGTATACGAAATTGGACAAATTACAGTAGCGGATAAGTGGGACACTGATCGCTGGAATGAATGTTCAAACGGTATACATTGGTTTTTAACAATTAAAGAAGCAAAAAACTGGTAAGAAGGAGTGATAAAATGTTTACACAAATTATGCTTTTGGTTACTGGTGTATGGCTCATAATAGGAGCGCTATGTTTATCCACAAAAAACTTCTTGAGCGCCCTCATGTTTAAGGTGATCCCATTTTTCTTGGGGCTCCTATGTTTATTTGCATCTGCCAAGTTATTTGGGTGGATTTAATATGCGACAAATTATCTTTCTATTCCTTTTTACTTGCAGTGTCTGTTTCGCTCAAATACATCGAGCAGAGGCCGGTTTTTATGATTCGTATGGAATGGATAAACTGTAAGTTGCCGGAATTCCTAAATACCGTTAATTTTGTGAATTTACAACCAAGGTGTTTTTAAATAAACGAGAGGTCTAATGGGAGGCACTATGAAAATTGAACTAAAAGAACATAGTTGTATCGTTACGAGCGAACTAGGCGATCTCAAGTTCTACGGGATTAATGCAGGAGAATCCCGGCTCATGTACCACATGAAACCAATCCTTGAAAAAATGACCGAACGCAAATGGATTAAAAAACGGATGCACAAAGATGGGCACTTAGTCAATGATAGACAACAATATTTAAGAACAACAAAACCGCCACATATTATGATCTATAATTCTAATTGGGCCATACGGGGGGCAGAACAGGCACTTAATACAATGGGACGTGTGACTTTTTGCGTAGAACGTGAAGAGATTGAACATGATAACAAATAAAAAACAAGGCGACACAATTGACTTTTACGAAGATACTACGCATGGGCCAGGTATGTTACGCACTGGTATAATACAAAAGATCGGATCAAAATTTGTATACGTCAAGCTGCTGGACCCACGTCCAATCAAAATTAAACCAAGTCAAATTAGGGGGACGAAATGATACGACTTAAGACTAAACTCACAATGGCAATGAGCTATAGTGGTAAACTACAGAAGGGCCAAAAAGTTAAAATTAATGCCGTCTCGTTGCATCGACATTGTCAAAGTGGTGTACGATTTCGAGTTGTTACTGGATTTTCAACTCCGACTTGGTTTGATGCCGCATGGTTCAAAGATCCAATTCAGGGGATTCATGAGAGCGAGGAGGAATTAAAACAAATCCTTGACATCTTATTGGAGGAGTAAGTTAAAATGGTACAACTTGAATTAGTAATCGATGGTAAAACAATACCAATGGAATTCCCATCTTATGAGATAGCCCTTAAAGAGGGAAAGAACTTGGTGAAATTTGTTGGGTATGAGGTTAAACTCATTTCAGATGGTGTTACTATAACAATCCCCAAACCCCACCCGGTAGGTGAGATATTCGAGGATTTAGATGTATGGCCCTTGTAGGTTTTGTGAAAACAATGTCTGCGCGTCCTCATGCAAAGGGCAGATTTGCGGACTAGTAACGGGAGACAATAAAATTGAAAACTTTATCGCCTGTCCGAAAAAAACAAAGAAATACCTTAACTACACGCCGAATAAGAGAGTCTCAAGTAAGGTTAAGAAAAAACCTAAAGTTAATAAAACAAGTACCCCTGGATTCTTTGATTAATCATGTGGATTCGCTACTTAATGCTGAACTAGGGAGACTCGATAGAATCATTGATGATCAAAATAACATTTGACTTTTCGGTTAGTATTTATTATCTTTCGCTTTGAAGGTGGCGAATGAATAAAATTATTCGAGATGCTTATGGGGTGGAGAGTGCTTGCCGGTTTTGCGGTGGGCGGGTATAGCGGAAAGGAAATAAAATGATTACGAGAGAGGAATTAAAAGACGAGTGCTGTGCTTTGCGAGATTGCAACCCAGTTGGAGATTATTTTATAAATCAAATATACGAATTAATTAAAAACGGGGCTGGGGCAAAATCCGGTGCTGCCGTGGGTTCTACAGGGGACGAGGTCATGGAAGTGGGTGGCCTTAAAAATGGTGGGTGGATTTCTGTAAAAGATAGGTTGCCAGAAGAAAGTAAATATCATTTGTGTTATCTTGTTGGAGATAAAAATGTTTATAACAAAAAAATAAAGAGAAGAGTGGGCTATGATGCCACAGGAAAGCATTGGTATCTAAATTTAATTCAACCATGTATCAGAGCTGACTGTTATAGTGTTACACATTGGATGCCATTGCCAGATGATCCGGTGGGGAATTTTTAAGTGTGCATAACGGGATGCGTTTAACCGGTGCGTTTCTTTGCATCCGCGTTCTAACGCTGGTTATACAGTTACTTGACAATTTTAGTGCAGCCGGGATGCCGGACGCAAGGGTGGGGACTGCGGTTACTTTAACGAAAATTTAAAAAGGAATGAAAGGTGGTGGGGTGTGGATAAAAGACAAGGCAGAGGTCAATTGACAGACAGAATCAAGACCAAATCAAAGAAATTACTAAAAAGAGAAATTGATCAAACCGAATTAAGGTTAATGGCTTATGTACAATATGTTGCTGTTAATAACCAAAGGATTGACCCTAGCAAAGTTAATCAAGAAGAACGCGCTGTTTTACAGATATGGCGCGAAGAGGGCCACATTGAAGGCGGTGCTTCTGGTCTTGCAATAACAAAGTTTTTTTGGGATTGTATGGCAGAAATAATTTGGCTTGCTTATGTGGATTTATATGAATTGGAAGGGCAGGGTCAAAATCCAAATGCAAACTCTGGTTCACCAGTGGGCGGGTTGGGGGAAAGTGCGGGACTTCAAGGCGGTACGGATTATTTGTGCTGCAACAAAGTAATGAAAGAACATTCTGGAACTGTATATGGTTCACACGGTGTAGATGTAGAGAATTGTACAGACCCGTACCAGTGTCTTGACACATAACGGGTGGCATTTCATAGGACAAGCCAACTGTAACTATCCAAAACATAATACGTAACGGCTTGGCCGTTGCAAATGTGGGTTATGTTGTTTTTGCCTTTACCCAAAAACAAGAAGGAAAAGAGATAATGAAAGAAATGAAAATAATATTGGAGGGGATAATTGGTTCTAAAGCCTATGGTTTAGATACAGTAGAAAGCGATACTGATATAAAAGGCGTTATGATATATCCAACATTAAAAATACTGTCTTTAAGCAAAGGCAAGGAAACAGTCAACAGAACAAAGCCAGACGTTGAGCATCATGAAGTTGAAAAATTTATGCGGCTTGCAAGTAAATGCAACCCAACTATACTAGAACTGCTTTTTCTTGACAAGTACACGAAATTGACAAAAGAAGGTAGAATGTTAATAGAAATTAGAGATGCATTTTTGAATAAGACCGTATATAATTCATATGGCGGGTACGCATTGCAACAGGCGAAACGGTTGTACAAAAAGGCTCAACTTGGCAATAAAGACACAAGGCATGAGAAGCATGCACGACACTGTTTTAGGTTGCTATTTCAAGGGGAAGAGCTTCTTAAAACAGGGGGATTGAATGTAAGACTTAAGAATCCAAAGGTGTTTTTTGAAATAAGCAAACTGCCAATAGATGAGATGATGGTATTGTTTGAAAATAAATTTAAAGAATTCAATGAAATAGAGAGTAATATGCCGGAAAACCCAGACTTTGGAAAAATCAATGAAACACTTTTGGATATAAGGAGAATGAATTTTGAGTGATTACAAAACAACCTATGAAGAGGTGAAAAAGATATTATCACCTGTTTATTTGGTGGGTGGAGCTGTTCGAGATATAATTATGGGCAATGAACCAAAGGATTATGATTTTTGCTGCCAGCACACACCGGATGAAATTGAAGCATTGATTAAGAAATCAAAAAACGAACATGGTGATAATAGAAAGGCCTATAATATTGGTAAAAAGTTTGGAACTATTGGTTGTAAGGTTCTTGGAAATATGGTTGAGATAACAACCTTTAGGACTGAGAAATATACATACAAAAGCCGTAAGCCTGAAGTGGAATTTGTACAAGACATTACTGCTGATTTGAGCCGTAGGGATTTTACTATAAATTCTATTGCATACAGAGACGGAAAGTTGATTGATCCGTTTGGTGGAAAATTAGACATAATGGGTAAAATGATAAAGGCCGTTGGGAACCCGCATACAAGACTAAAAGAAGACCCCTTAAGAATGTTAAGATGTGCTAGATTTGTTGCTAAATATGGTTTTAGTGTAGATCAGTATTTACAGGGCCAATTGAAAAAATGTGCTTATAAAATATTACACATATCAAAAGAGCGGTGGGTCCAAGAGATGGATAAACTCTTAATGTCTGATAGTCCAGAATTAGGATTAGATTTGTTAATGGATACAATGGTTCTAGGTTTTATGATACCTGAACTTGCAATACAAAAAGACTATGATCAAAACAATGAATGGCATCAGCATGATTTGTGGACACATACTAAATTAACGGTAGCTGCTACACCTAAAGATTTGAATATGCGGTGGGCGGCGTTGCTGCACGATATTGCAAAGCCATTTGTGCGATTTAAAAAAAAGGGATATGCACATTACTATTACCATGATTATTTGGGTGGGGACATTGTTGATAAACTTGCACGTCATTTGAAATGGCCTAATGAAAGGAGAGAGATTGTTGTTGATATAATTAGACGGCACTTAGATGAAAAATCAGAATTGCGTAAGTATGACAGGATGGCGCACTAGGGTGGTTGGGCCTGTGGCCCTTCAAAAACAATATAACGATTTATCATAAGCGGTTTTGAGGTGTGGTATGACAAGACGTGAATTTGAAAGAATAAATAAGGCGATAAAATATTTTATGCAGGAAGAACCAGACACGCCGGATGAACATGCTAAATTTAAAGGATGGACAGGCGGTATGGACATTCTTGACGATTTGAGGCGTGCATATAAAAGAAGGGCGGAGCGGTCAAAATCCGTTTCATGATTTGGTTATACTTAGTGAATGCGCCTCATCAAGGCGCGCTTATGAACGGCGAAAATTATTGGGGTTGGAATGTTAAAGGCGATAAAAAATTTAAGAGATACAAATAGAAGATGCTGCGCTAACTGTAAAGATGGATATTATGATGGTGATAGTGGTTTTTGCTGTAAAAGAATAGACGATGAATGCCAAGTATTATTTGATGTTTGTGATTGTAGGGAATATTTTAAAACCTGTGATCGGTGGGGAAAATAGATTTAAGCGTATCGAAAAAGATTGAATTGTTTAACTTGAGAGATGTTAGGGGAAACAAAAATTCCGAATAACGATTGAGGCTCTGCGGTGAAACGGCGGGGCAGAAAGGACAATTATGGACAAGAAAGAGATTAAAGATTGCTTGGAAGATATAGAAGGGCTTACGAAAACTTCAGGATATTGCGGTAGTCAAATAAGAAAAGTAAAAAAGTATATTGAGGAAGGGTGGGTTTCATCCGAACAGCAGCCTTTGGTTAGCCAGCCGGGTGTGGAAGAAGGGCATGGCGGGACTTTATTTGCCGGGGTGGTAATAGCCAGAAAGAAGCCCGTAGAAATAGAGTCCATACAATTTACAGATAAACAAAAAGACATGGCACATAATTTTGTGCGGTGCAATTGTTATCCTGAACATGATGGGGACGGGAACCCAACTTTAAGAATAGAAACTTGGGAAGGTGATCACACCGCATCTCTTGGTGACTGGATTATCAAGGGGGTTGCTGGTGAATTTTACCCTTGCAAGCCAGGCATATTTG